CAGTGGTGACGGTGCTGACCCGGGATGCGTTCGAGTTGATCCCGAAGATCGAGGACGTTGAGGGGGTCACTGTGTATTGCGACCCGCCCTATTTTTCGAAGACCGTCCAGTACGTCCACGACTTCACTGATCCGGCGGCGGGATCGGTTGACAAGGCCGGAAAGCCACTCCGCAATCCGCACGTGGTGCTGGCGGAGATGTTGGGGCGGTTCCAGCGGACCCGCGTCGTGGTGAGCTACTACGACCACCCCAGGCTGGCGGAGTTGTACCCGGTGGAGCGGTGGAGAAGGGTGCAGTTGGTTGCGCCGAAGTTCAGCGCGAATGCGACGAACAAGCCCCTGCAAGGTGGGAAGCGAGCGGCGAAGGTGGCGGCCCCGGAACTGTTGTTGATCAACCAGAAGGCGTGAGGACATGCACGATGTGATGAGTCTTTCCGAACTTCAGAGACGGCAACCGTGGACGGTGCCGTACTCTCTGGCGTTCCTGAAGTCGGCCCCACGGCTTCAACACTTGAAGTCATCCCATGCTGTTCTCCACGCCGCAAAGTCCGTCGGAAAACTAGCCGCTGTGTTCGAGGCAGCGGACCACGGACACGACATCAACGAGGAAGAAGTTGCAAACATGTGCGCCGATCTGGTGACCGCCGCGATGAGGCTGGCCAACCTGTATTCATTCGATCTCCAGTTCGTTTTGGAGAGGCGGGTGAAGGAGAAAAACGGAATCGGGTTCGACGAGATTGAGGGATGATTCGGACCATTACAAAGCGACGTGAGAAAGCACCAATGAAATCCAAACAGGTCTTCATTGCCTCCGACGGCTCTGAGCACCCAACCGCCGACGCTGCCGTTCTCCGCGACCGCATCACCGCGGCCGAGCAGAAGTACCACGATGCGGTCCGAACCCTGCTCGACGAACTGCGAGACATCGCGATCACCGCGGATGGCGTGCCCATCTCGGAACTCGGCTACTGGTGGTGGGAAGTGCGCGATTTGTGCGGGCAGGCCCCAGAGATTATCCAGCGGCGTTATTCGTCGTGGATCGACAAGGTCATCTTCGACCGTGACAGCGGCTGTGTGCTAGTTCGGTCCACAGTCAACGGCCACACGTACGACACGCCGACAACCAGGCTGTACGCGAAGGAAGGGAACGCGAAGGCGGCCTGTCTATCGGTTCTGGAAGCGTTCTACGCGGACATCGGGAAGCGGGTGGAAAAGGAACGGGCTGCTGTGGTGAAAGGCGGCAAGCAGTAATGCCGACCTTCCCCGCCACCATCCTCATCGACACCCGCGAACAGCACCCGTTCGAGTTCTCACGCATCCGTGCCGACGCACGAGAGGTGGAGCGGGACCGGGTGAAGGTGAAGCGGGGCGGGAAACGGAAGAGCAAGGAGGCGGAGTCGGCGGGACTTCCCACGGAGCAGGGGGCGGAATCGGTCACGGCGCCTACCACCCCACCCCCCGACCAGTTTCCCGCCCTCCTCACCGTCCGTACCCGCACCGAAACCCTCCGCACCGGGGACTACTCCCTCGACGGCTACGCTCGCCTGATGGCCGTCGAGCGGAAGAGCAAGGCGGACCTGTACCAGACGATCAGCGCGGGGCGGGAGCGGTTCGAGCGGGAGTTGGGCAGGCTGAACGAGATGCGGTTCGGCGGGGTGGTCGTGGTCGAAGCCGAGTGGTCGGAGTTGCTATCTGACCCGCCTCCGTACACGCAATACCCACCCCGCGGAGTGGTCCGGTCGATCATCGCGTGGAAGCGGCGGTTCCCCGGGGTGCAGTGGGAGTTCATGCCGGGGCGGGCGATGGCGGAGACGTGGACGTTGAGGATGTTGGATCGGTTCTGGCGGGATGTGGTGGGGGGTGGGGAGACGGAGAGGGTGGAACCGGAAGAGGACTGGTTGCAATTCGACTTGTGTCTTGACGGATCTCACATTTGAAAGGCAGGGCAGAACGATGACAGTCGGCGAACTGATCAAGGAACTGAAGACCTACGAAAAGGATCGCGTGGTGATTCTCCAGCAGGATCCGGAGGGGAACGGCTACTACTCGCTCGACGGCATCTATCCCGGCGCGTGGGACAAGAAGCGGCAGAACGCGGGGCTGGAGCGGTTGACGGAAGGCGACATTGCGGCCGGGTTCACGGAAGAAGACATCGTCAAAGGCAGAGGCGTCAAGCCAGCACTGTTCCTGGTCCCGGGCTGAGAACCAACATGAACGACAAATACCTGAACTGCATTGAAACCGTTGAACTCGGCGTCGCCCTGCGCGACCTTGTTCACGACCAGTCCCAATGGTCCCAAGCCACGTTCGGCGCCGACTCGATCCGCGGACCGATCGGACCACTTCGCCACCTCGTGAAAGAAGCGGCTGAAGCGATCGAGGCCGCGGAAACAGAATCCGCCTGCGGTGAGATGGTCGCCGGGATGCTCAAGGTAGAGATCGCTGACTGCCTACTGCTGGTGCTCGACGCGAACCGGCGGGCCGGATTCACGGTGAGCGAGTTGGTCAAGGCGGCGGCGGAGAAGATGGTGGTGAACAAGGGGAGAGCGTGGCCGAAGTTCGATCCGACGAGGACGGAACAGCCGGTGGAGCATGTGGAGGATTCCCCGCCGGCACGGGCCACTCTGACCAAGTACGAGTTCACCCCGTGGACAGATTCCGGCGGCATGCGGACTGTCGTTTTCGCCGACATGGCGAAGCTGGCCCGCGAAGCCGACATGATCACCGCGAAGGACAACCGGCGAGAACAGATCCTTGTGACCACCGACATCTTCAAGGAGTGGTACGGTCCGATGAGGACGGCTGACGGCATGCTCGTCAACCTCTCCGAGATCACCGCCTACCTGTTCAACCTGATCGATAACACTCCAAACCTCGACTGGATGCTCACGACCGCGTACCCGGAAAACATCATGCGGCTGATCCCGGACGGCTACTGGACCAAGCGGCCATGCCCCGAGCACGCCGGCAAGTTCAACCTCGAATGCGTCCCGTGCAACAGCAAAAATTCCGAGCGGGTTGACAAGGTCAGGCCAAATCTGTGGCTCGGGACCACGATCACCGACCAGCAGTCAGCCGACGAGCGAATCGCTTTACTGCTCAAAGCGCCCGCCGCACTCCGGTATCTCCGCATCACCCCGACCGGGCCGATCGACCTGCTTCGCGTTGCCGCTTTTCGGCATTACGACCCACGGGCCGAACATCGGGTGGACGTGCTGCGCGGCGGCTATTGGGAGGATCGCGAGCGTCTACACAAGGGATTCGTGAACCACTCCGACATGCACGGCGACGGCAACGAACGCGGGCTGATCCGCCTCGTGATCGTGGAGGGCGGGGCCGTCCCGATGAATCCCGCCTGGGTGCGGTCGCTGCGGGACCAGTGCGTTGATGCGCGAGTGCCGTTCTGTTTCCGGGGGTGGGGAGAATGGGTTCCGGAGTCTCATCCCGCGTGGACCTCGACCGTGGAGCAGAGTGATGCGTTCGTGGCGAAGGTCAGAGATCCGGAGACGGGCGACGCGATCGACTACACCGGCGAGTACATGGCGAAGGTGGGGAGAGAAAAGGCGGGGCGGGAACTGGATGAAAAAACGTGGGATGAGTGGCCGACCAGTGCAACAACGGGAGGGGCCGCCCCATGAAACGCCCAGCATCACTACGCTGGTTCTCCCGCCTGCTCGACGATACCAACGCTTGGTACGGACACGTCCAGCACGTCGAGTATGCCGGAAAGACGTGGTCCGCTGCCACTGATCGCCGAATCGCCCTTTTCATGCAGGACAATGGCCAACTTGCTGGCGATTGGATCAGGTACCGTGGCGGGCACGTTGAAGAAGACTCGGAACGGCGGATGGCAACCGCCCTACGAAGGCCAACCGAGTTTGCGTACTCTGCTGACCTTGATGATCTACGGCTGTGGCTCGGGCCGCGACGGATTGAGAAGTGCCCGGGGTGCGCGAGTGATGCAAGGCCGCAACGGCGACATTGCACATTCTGTAGCGGCGAAGGGTGGGTGTATCCGCTCTCGCCACTCGTCCGGCTCTACCAGCGAGACGAGTGGTTCTACCGCGACACAGTCCTGTCCTCGATCCCGAAGCGCCTGCCCCGTGGGAAGATCACGGTATCGCTCGTTCAAAACGAAGTGGCGGTTGCGAGGATCGATGGCCCGGGGTGGATCGCCATGGTTGCCGCGATCAAGCCGATCAACGATCCAGTTCCGGGGACTCAGGAAGTTTTTGCCGAAGACAGGTTCAGCGGAAGCAATCGGATCGCCCGCAACGAATCACGTCGGTACGTCCCCGGAATCGGGGCCCTGTCCCATCTGTGGGGCGGCCCGGACGAGAACATTCTGCGGGACTGGTGCGAGGAACGCGGCCATGATCTTTATGAATTGAACCCGATCCAGTTTTGAAAGGATTCACAACAGCGCGATGAACATCAACGACACCGATGCCCTCTGCTACTCACTCCTCACCAACTTCATCCTTGGCGGCCTCCTCTTCCTGTCTGTCCTCCGCAACCGCCTCACGTCCACCACGTGCAGCGTGTGGCGGGCGACCGCGTACGAGTGGAAGGCGGCGGCATGGGAGTGGCGGGAGACGGCGAAGTACCGGAGATCGGCAGGGGTAACACGGTACGACATGGAGAGTGAGGCGGAACGGGCCGAGCATCCGCCGTTGTTCGAGGAGTTCGATTTCACTCCGTTCTTCAACGATCTGCCCGACCAGACGGCCGACGACAAAACCAACTAACCAGAAAGACTACCGCACCATGATTGTCACCTGCCCCCGCTCCACTCTCCTCTCCGCCTTCCAGATCGTCGGCGCCGCCGTCCCCGCCCGCACGACGATCCCCGTCTACCAGAACATCAAGGCCGTCGCCGACGGTGAAAAACTCACACTCATGGCGACTGACCTTGAAGTGGGCATCCGGTTCGACCTGCGCGGCGGTGGCGATAACAACCTGCACATCTCCGAACCGGGCTCGGCGATTCTCCCCGCCGCCCGCCTGACCAACATCCTCCGCGAATCCTCCGACACCTCCGTCAAACTGGACTCCGACGAGCGCCGGACCCGCATCCAGACCTCGACCAGCGAATACGAGATGCCGGGCGAAGATCCCGCCACCTTCACGGACATCGCGGACTTCAGCGGCGAGACCTACCACGAGATGGCGGCCGGCGACTTGCAGCGGATGATCCGCCGGACGGTGTTCGCCGCGGCCAAGGACGAGGGCAAGTACGCGATGCGCGGCGTCCTCTGGGATCTGGAGGAAAAGAAGGCCCGCCTCGTCGCGACCGACGGCAAACGGCTTGCGATCAACTCCGGCCCCTGCGTCGCCCAGGGTGAGGTCAAGACGCACTCGACGCTGCTGCCGCCGAAGGCGATGAGCTTGCTGGAGCGGATCCTGGCCGACGGCGACGCCGCCCAGCCCGTGCAGATCAGCCTGCGGACCAACGACGCCCTCTTCCGGACCGAGAAGGCGGTGATCTACTCGCGACTCGTGGAGGGCCGGTTCCCGCCGTACCGCGACGTGATGCCGAAGAAGTTCAACGTGAAGGTTCCGCTGGTGGTCGGCGAGTTCCTGTCGGCCGTGCGGCAGGCGGCCATTATGACCGACGACGAGAGTAAGCGGATCATCTTCTCGTTTTCGGCCGGCAAGGTGACGTTGAAGGCGCAGGGATCGACCACGGGCAAATCGTTGGTGACGCTGGCGCTGGCGGACTTTTCCGGTCCGGCGATCGAGATCAGTTTCGACCCGGCCTATCTGACCGAGATGCTGCGGGTGCTCGACGGCAGTGACGCCCTGCAACTGGACATGGTGGACGGCTCGAAGTCGGCGGTGTTCCGGCAGGGGGACGACTACGTTCACCTGATCGTTCCGCTGGTGTGAGGAAAACGGCTCACGCACCGGGCAATCCCTGACTCGCATCAGGGAAAGCGCCGACTCGATTTGTGAGGTAAAATGACAGGCTGGACTACCTGTCCGTTCAGCCCGGTTCAACCCGATTTCCATTCCGCTGTTTTGCCAAAGTCAAGCCAGACCCCGACCGCTCGCGATTCCGAGACCACCGACCGACTGACCAGAGACGACCCGTCCGAATGAGACGGACGCGCTACCGACACCGACGACCCGCACCATCGACCGCTCACCAGGACGAGCCACATGGCCGACGACCTTGAAGGAAAAGTAAACTGCCGCCACTGCGGTCCCGTGCTGCCGGTTGTCAGCGAAAACAGTGTAAGCGGCTTCCGGTGTTCGATCTGCCTTCGAATGACCGAATCGGCAACCCAAAGTGAAAAAGCCAAACCAGTATCCTCGGGAGCGCCTGCGCGACCAGCGCCAAGGCCAGTTCCGACGGCCCCGAAAGCCAGGGCCATCGAGACCCAATACAAGGGGTACCGATTCCGTAGTCGGCTTGAGGCGCGATGGGCGGTCTACTTCGACACGATGGGGATCGAGTGGGACTACGAAAAAGAAGGGTACGACCTCGACGGAATCTGGTATCTGCCTGATTTCTGGCTGAAGCCATTCAAGATGTGGCTGGAAGTCAAGCCGGAAAAATTCAATGCGGATGAATTTGAAAAGTGCCATCGGCTCGTCTTGGCGACCGGACATGAATGCATCATGGCGCCTGATCTTCCTAGACTGAAAACATACTCGGCAATCGCTCTGCCAACGGGCCGATCTTTGGGACGTGGGCATTCATGCCGTGTCGATCATGACATTGTCTCCGTGCTGATTGCAAAGCATCGACCTAACAATCTTTTCGACGCAAGAGACGAAGAGTGGAGGACAATCGGTTTTCAAATCAATGAAGATATCGCAGACACAATCTACAGGTCTATGGAAGCCGCTCGCGGCGCTCGCTTTGAGCACGGTGAGCGCCGATGACACCGACCACCCCGCCCTCCCTCCGCCAAGTCACCGACTGGTTGCGCCTCTTCATCGCCCCCGACCAAGTCACCGAACTCCGGTGCCTTCCGGCCGACGGCGCGTCCTCCCGCATCATCATCTCGGGCTTCTACGACGGCACGGAATCCTCTCTCTCGTCAATGGCGAACGAGGCACTCCAGCAGTCAGGCAAGTTCGGCGGGATCTATTTCACGCCGAATCCACTCCGTCCCGAAGTGCTGAAGCGGCGGCCGCACTGGTCCGGGCCGATCCCGTTTGACGAGAAAACCAAGAAGACAAAGAAGGGGTTCGTCACCTCGGACGTGGACGTTCTCGCCCGCAAGTTCCTCCTGATCGACATCGACCCGTCCCGCGCCGAAGGATGCGACAAACTCTCCACGACTGACGCGGAGAAATCCCATGCGTGGGAAGTCGCGGAAAAACTCCGATCACTCATCCGCAGCGCCGGCGGCATTCCCGATCCGCTCGTTGTCGATTCTGGAAACGGCTGGCACCTGTACTACCGCCTGCGCGATGCATCCGACGACGGCGACGCCGAACAACTCACCGGTTGCATCGCTGACATCTGCGATACTCGCGCCGCTCCCCACGCTCGGATTGACCGACTCGTTTTCAACCTGTCCCGCATCATGAAAATCCCCGGCACGCTGGCCTGTAAAGGCGAGTCCACCACGGACCGCCCGCACCGGCACGCTGCTGTTGTCGAGATACCGGAAAGCTGGTGATGGAATGGGCAATCCCCAGACGTCGGAGACGTCTTTCGCTGACGCACCTACTGGCGATGACAATTCAACCAGACCGTCCGGCCTCATTCCCGGCCTGCTCTGGTACCTGCGGAAGAACTTCGCGGTTGAGATCGCGGAGGGGGCGGCACTCGAATCCGCTCGGAGGGCGGCGCACTCCACAAAGAAGGGAGGTGGTAACGGCACCGGGAAAGCTGCCTGGCAGTCCCGGCCGATCCCCGTGGGTGCGTCTGACGGCCGGACGACTCGTTTCGGTCGGAAGGCGCTGAGCGAGGAATGCCGGATCGTCGCCGGCACTCCGAAGGGAAACCGCAACCACCAGACCAACAGTTCGGCCCACTCAATCGGCACGCTCGTGGCGGCCGGTCACGTCAACGAGGACGAGGCCCGGACCGAACTGACCGCGGCATCGATCGCATCTGGGCAGGATCCTGCCGACGCGGCCAAGGCAGTGAACAGCGGGCTCACGGACGGGATGACCAAACCGCGGGAGGGTGCGCCAGACCATCCCGACAACACCGAGTATCCGCCGATCGAAGGGCTCGACTACCCGTTCGGCGGCACCCCGCCCGCCAATTGGCCTACTTCCCACGCTGGAGAGGAGGGGGCACCGGTAGCCGCGCCAGCGCCGGCCGACCCCGCACCGACTCCCGCCTCTACCCCGGTGGGAAGCAACGGCCACACAAACGGCCATCTGAACGGGCACGTCGGGCCGGCACCAACCACTCCGACGCCGAACGTTGCGCCAGACCGAGTCCCGGCAACCGCCCGATCCACCTCGTCGCCGTACCCATCCGGTCCCGTCCAACTCCGCAATTGGGTTGCGCGAGACAACGGCGCGGGCGGCTCGATCTACGTCGGCCGGCACCTCTCGCTCGTCATGGACGACGTACTGCGCCGCGGGCTCGGCTGGCCGAAGATCGTCGCAAAACAGATCGTCCTTCCCCCTGAAAAAACCGGTGACCCGCCGCAACTGGTGAAAAACCCCAACGAGTTGTTCTCGTGGTTCCAGACGATTTTCCCCGGTGATGCCGAAGGGCCGCCCGTTGACTGGCGGGCAAAAGACAGTGACAAGCCGTCGAAGTCTGAATTCCTCGAGTTCTTGCGCCGCCGTCTCCCGGAGCGATACGACTCGTTCGAGCTCTACCCGCACTGGCCGCCAGTCCCCCGCGTGCTCTACCTCAACCCGCCGCTCCCCAAGGCGACCGGCCGTGATCTCGTCGAGTTCACTAGTCGATTTTTCGCGGCCACTCCGGAGGACGACGACCTGATCCGGGCCGCGACCATGACGATGTTCTGGGGTGGCCCTCCTGGCAAGCGCCCCGGGATCCTGATCACCGCGAACGATTCGAACATGGGCCGCGGGGCAGGCAAATCGACCATGGCCATGAAGATGGCGTCACTCGTCGGCGGCCACGTGACCATTGATCCGAACGAGGACGAGCCGGGCGATGCGTTCGTGTCTGAGGACGTCGCCCACCTGCGCGTTGCCCTGATCGACAACCTGAAATCCCTCAATTTCTCCAACTCGAAAATCGAGGGGATGATCACCGATACGGCGGTGTCCGGGTGGATGCTCTACCACGGGCGCACCCGCAAGCCGAACCACTACACGTGGTTTCTGACGGTCAACAGTCCCGGGCTCTCGAAAGACTTCGCCGAGCGGTTTGTCCCGATCTCGATCAAGAAGGCCATCACCAGCCCCAAGTGGTCTGAAGACCTCGACCAGTTCATCGAGGAGCGCCGCTGGCACATCGCGGCCGACGCAATCGCCGAACTCCAAGCCAGCCCCAAGCCGCTGAGCACCTACAGCCGGCACCCCGAATGGACGTCGCAGATCATCAGCAAGTTGCCCGACCCGGCGGCCATCTTCAACCTCGTTGGGCAGCGCCAGAAGGACCAGGACGGCGACACCGACCGCGGGCTGGAGATGGAGGCGATCATCGCCAAGGCTCTGGAGGTCAAGTGCTACAAGCCTCTGGAGCACAAGGTGTTCATCGACTCGCAGTCCCTGTTCGACATCATCAAGCCCTACGTCGAGAGGAAATCGATCTCATGGGCGCTTCGGGAACTGTTTACACTGCCGCTCAAGCGTTTGAGCAAGTCGAAGGACCACAACAAACGGGGGGCTGTCTGGAACGCGGATCTCGAAAATGAGGAGGAAGGAGACTACCGGCAACTGCCGCCGATTTGATGCGAAACAAGAATTGGCGTCATTATGGCGCACAACAGGCGGCACTTTTTGTGAATGCCGCCTAACGCAACATCCTTGGTTTTAAGCCACTTGTGTCTCTTCAGTCGTCATAGGCATCATTTTAAAGAAAAAACTAAAAGCAAGCGCACGGGCGTGCGCGCACAGGCAGGCGTGCGTGTGCGCGAGCCGAAGCAAAGAGGTTTCAAACGAGAAAATGACCATAAACCGAACAAAACGACACAAGCAATTTTCAGGTAACAACTTGTGTTGGGCGTCATGAGGAAAAAATGGCCATACTATGACGCCTATGAGAACTAAATGACCACTGACCAAACCACCCAGATTGATACTTTGGCCCACACCGTGACTTGTGCTCGGTGTGGGGTTGTGCCTGCTGCTGCATCCACGGAGCGTGGGGTCAGGTGTTCGAAGTGCATGAGGCCGATTTCGGCGACTGCCAATATGGCACCCAAGTCAGTCGCTCCGCTCGCAACTCAGCCGCGCGAAACCCCGCCGACCAGCGCCGAGCCGCGCCGACCAGCGCCGCCGCTCATCGAGGAACCGACCGCGGATGTCCAGCCCGGCCGCCCTGTCCCGTTCATCACCGCGACCCTCGATCTCGTCTTTCTCCCCGCCGCCTTGGCCCCGCCCGGCCTGACCGTGTTCCTGCTGGCTGGTGAGCCGTCTGCGGGGGGATCGGCGGTCCAGCCGGGCCAGAACTCACCCAAGGGCATGGCCGCGGGCAGCAAGCCGGGAGCGGCGAAACCACAACCAGCCCAGCCCCAGGCCCACCCAGACCGCCCGGCGTGGCGCCTCACTCCGTCGGTCTACCTGACCCTGCACGCGGCGACCGAGCGGGCAGAGGCGAAGATCCGGAAGGGTGGGCTTGGGAACGGGGTGTCTCTGGACCCGGACTTCAGCCCGATCGTGGAAGCGGTGGGCAAACTGGCTCAGGCGTACGAGGCGGCCTTGACAGCCGGGTACCCTCCGGAGGCGTTCACGCGGTGGCTCGAACCGGGGACAATGCTGCCGCCATTGGCCGCAGCGCCGCGGGTGGAGTTTGCCCGGACGGTGGGGGTGAGGAAGTCGGCGGGGCCGGTGGAGACGGTGGAGATGGCGAGTCAGGGAGATCCCGACACCGTGACGGAAAATGAGCTATAAGTCCTGACCGGGTTGCGTTGACCAGTTTCGTGTTCTATGGGCGCGAGGTTTCACATGAGGCTGGCTGTCGTGTGTGGCGTTCTGGCTGTGGTGCTGTTCATGGCCGCTGTCATCGGGTTTGGAAGCAGTCAAGTTGAGCGTTCCTATACGGAAGCTTTTGAGGCTGGAAGAAACGCCAAACTTCACGGGGTGCCGGCGGAGGCTAACCCGTATCTGCGAGGCGGGAAAGAAGCCCGGTTGTGGTTGGATGGCTGGATCGCTCAGACCAAGGAGCAGGGGAAGTGATTTGGCTGATGCTCATTGCCGTGATCGGCACGGCCTTCATGATCCTGATGATGTACCTAATCCACAAATACGCCTGACCTACCCGACTCGCACCACTCGCATCACGGATGACCTGACCCCTATGCTCTCATTCCTCAAACGCCTCTGGTTCGGCCAGCGTACACAGCCTGCGCGCCCGCTCACGGTGCTGATCCAGCGTAACCACGGATGGCTCGTGGAAGCCAAGGCAGAATACACCGACGCCGGTCTCATCGCTCACGAGCCAACGAGCCTACAGTCAGTGTTAATTCTGAACCAAGACGAGAAGCGGACAATCACGGGCTGTCCCGATTGGGTCAGGTGGTTCCCGCTGTCCGGGTTCACCGGATGCAAGCGATGCGGCAGCACGCGTCACATCCTGATGCATGATGGGACCGGTGATCAGATCCCGTGCCCGGACTGCTCGGATCTGAACCGCCATGCATCAACGAATGTCGATCCGTTACGAGATCCGGTCGAGTTCGAGTCCCCGGTTCACTGCTACAAGTGCGGCACGTTTCAAGCCACGATGATGTACGGCTTCCACTTGGACGGTCACCATGTGTGGATGTGCGACCATTGCCGCACGAAGCCGAAGGCAGCGACGGCCAATGCGGACCCCGAGCCGGATCGCCATGCATTAATGGATGCTGATCTGTCGTTGCCGTGCATCTGCTGCGGCGAGCCGACCCCCGGCCGGTGGAACAAACTGCCGATGTGCTGGTCAACGAAGTGCAAACAAGCAACGGCCGAACGGCTACACTCTCCCGCCCCTGCCCCTACCACTGCCCCAGACTTTACGACATTCCCCTGCGCCAAGTGCGGGCTCAACCCTCGCTCTCGCCTCAGTTGGAACTGGCTCTGCGAGTCATGTGAGAAGGCAAATCAGGCGAAACCGATCTGCTCCAAGTGCGGCGTGATCACGTTCGAGATGATGTTCGGCAACAGCATGGACGGCCACACGGTATGGGTGTGCGGTCGGTGCGGATGCGAGGTGGCAAGGAAGGAAACCGAGGGCGCCTACGCATCAACGATTACTGATCCGTCATTTCGTCAACCGCCGCCGCGGCCCGGCGCGATGTGCCCGCGATGCGAGGCGTCATACTGCCTCACGTGCGCCGCAACAAAGTTCGACGGCGATGTGGGTTTTGTCTGGCACGAAGACGCAAAGGCATGGATGCGGCGCAGTCTCTCATCGAAGATCCCGCAGTGCTGGATGGTCGATTTGGATGATCCTAACGCATCAAGCAATGCTGATGTGTCTATTGATTGGGAACCGCCTGAGTCGGCCCCGAGAATCGGCGGGTCCTAGGAACGTTCTGACGGCCTTTTGACAGAACCGGGACCAGCCGGAAAATAGTGCTCCTTCGCTCGTTTTGTGTCGCTCGCTCGCATCGTAGGCACCGCAGAGGTTCGCCGAATGTCAAAACTGGATCTGGCCAAATCGCTCAGTGAATCGGCGGATTACCACCAAGGGGCCGCTGAGGCGCTGGATAATTTCGCTGAACTGGCGGAACATAATTCGAAGTACGCGGAGGAATTCGGCGGCCGGTATTCCGTGGCGACGTGGATAGATGTGAAGGCGGCGGCGCAGATGCGGGCGAAGTATCATCGGCGCGAGGCGGAAGATCAAAGCCTAAAGGCCAAGGCGATCTTCACTGGATTGGTATTCGTGGAACCGGCAATGAAGAAACTTTCGAACCTCTGGCACAACTGCGTCGCGCATCCGCTTGCTGGTGTGTGCTGGTTTGTGGGGCTGGAGAAGTTAGGCGACTGGATTCACGGCAAGTAAACCCCAGGAGTTCGCCGGAATGAACATCGAGTACACCGAGGAAGTCGTTGAGGTCCGCCGCCGGGTGCAGGCGCTCGCCGCGAAGAAAAGTCCCTGCTGCGAGTACATCGGGCAACTGGTGGCGTATCTGCGGATTGGTGTGGTGGACAAACAGGTGGAGTTGGTCCACAGCGGCGGTTCGGTGGTGCCGTTCAAGTTCTGCCCGAGTTGCGGGGCGCAGGTGAAGGCGAAGAAGGTTGCCGTGGCGAAGGAACCGTTCTGATCCATGGGAAGGGTGGCGCTGAGATGAGCGTTGAGAAGCTGTTCCGGATCAAGTGCGAGTTCTGCGGCCGGGGCGTTACCGACGAGTTCGATGACGAGGATGGCGCTCGCGCGACCATGGCTGGGCACGGATGGGGAGAATCCAACGGCGTTGACCGGTGCCCGGATTGCGCCGTGAAGCAGGGCGAGCCGGAAGCGGCTGTTTGCCCGGAAGGGCAGTTGAGGAACGGGCTGAGCTACTACGGCATTGCCAAAGGCAAGCGGTTTCAGGTGGTCTGCCGTGATGGGAAGTTGTTTAGGGAAAAGTCACTTGTCCAGTACAGCGACTACGACCACGTCGTTCACCGCACTGGCACTTTCAGTTCCTGACCGAAGGAAAGCGTAATGGACACAATGGAACCCCGCCCAAGCGAACGAACCGACATCCCAGCCGACCTGACCGCCGCGATCCAGGAGTTCGTGGACGCCGGCAGGAAATACCGGGAGTTCTTGAAGCGGAATCACCCGGACCGGCTGTTCGGTGTGGTGTGGGCGAGGATGGAAGGCGGTGAGGCGGTGCTGTACTCGGAGTCGGCCGGGTACAGCGAGGTTGTGTTGAATGCGGCGGCTGGTGTGGATTCAAGCCCGCCGAACGTGGTGACGCCCGGCACGAACGGGACCGCAGGCACCGAGCACAAACAGTTCGTGGCGATGCTTGAACGGTCCGGTGTCGGCCACGGGTTGCGGTACGATTGGGATCCGGACAGCGTGGCTGTGATGGTGGAGAGCGACAACGAAGGCTATGGGGACGGGTTCACGGTGACCGAGTTTCAGTTCGCGCCGGATGGTCAGTTGACGGGAGCGACGAGTTATCCGGGAGAGGTCGGGTAACGGCTACGCCGCGCGTCGTCTCACGTGGGAAGCACTGGACGTTCTTCAAGGGCGGGACAGATGGATTCGTTCGCTGAAGTGATCGGCTACACGGTGATGGCCCTGCTCGCCGCGGTCACCGTCCTGACCGTTGCGGTAGCGGTCGTGGATGTGGTCTGGCGGCGAATCACGGATCGATGGGAACGGATCGAGGCGACCTACCACGGGTGGAAACTGCTGCGGCTGTATCACCGGTGGTACCGGCGGAAGAAGAAGTGGGAGCGGACCGTTGGACTGCTGGAGATGGATCCGATGTGGCGTGACTTCAAGAAGTGGCGGCAGGTGCGGAGCGAGATCCAGATGGGCAGGCGGGAGAAGCCGGCGGGGTGGGATTACGATCTGGTGCCGTTGAAGGCGCAACCGGTCGCGGAGTACAGCGAGGACTACGAATGACCGATACCGCTCTCCTCGACCCCGAAGGCCACGTCGCCGCCGGCCAGCACCGCGACCCAGCGAACGGCCGGATCGTGTTCCCGCCTGATGTCCCGCCGACTGGTCGGGTTCGCCGCGTGTTCCTGCGCCGGATGCTGAGCGCAGAGGCGGCGGCCGAGTCGGAAGAGGTCGGAGAGTTGCACCGGGCCGCGTGGTATCGGGCTGGCGGCGGGGTCGTGTGTGATCAGTGCGGGGAGGAGTTCTACGACCATCCGCGGGATCCGGTGGAGAGCAGTCTGACGGTGATGTGCAACAGGGAGCGGGTGAAACTGTGAACGAATTAATGGAAGCGGCCAAATTGTGGTCGCTAGCATCTGACAGGCGAGAAAAAGCAAAGGCGAGAGCCGAGGCCGCTGAGGCCGCCGTCTATGCGGCGCAAGCGGAACTGAAAGCCGCGAGGGCCGATTTGGAACTCGCCTACGACGAATCTGAACCGGTCCGCGATCGCATACTCGTGGTCTCGGCGCAATTCAAGGGGACATGATGCGTCGGCTGACCGGTGACTTCAACGACTGCGGCAGGAATGGGTATCTCGCCGAAAGCGGCGGCGCGTTCTTTTTCATCACCAGCGGCCTGCCGCCAATTCCCGTTCCCCGCGGGGCGGCGATGCTCGCGCATCTTGGAAATGACGAGATAATTGCCTTGAGCGCCGGCGTTCCAGCGAGAGAACGCAGATCACCATACGTCAGCGAGTAATCCATGAACGACGTGTACCGAGACACCGAAGAGCGGCTATACCGCGACCCGATCTTCGCCGGACTGGTGAAGATTCTGTTCAACGCGGCCATCTCGGAAGGTCTCACGCCTGGGGAACTGAAACAGATCGCGTTCTGTGCGGCGATGCAGGCCGAGCAGCACGCGTCCCGTGTGAAGGTGACGGCGCAGTTGCGAGGGGTGTTACCGACCCGATGAAAGCCGCCCTCTCACCCGCCTACGTCTGGGACTGCGACAACTGCGGCCGCGAGAACTGGCAGCGGTCAATCACCAACGTGCTCGACCCCGACGATCCCGACGACGCCGAGATGATCCGCGGCATGACTGGCCGGGAGGACGGCGAAGAGATCGACCCCGACGAGGTGTATTCGATCCAGACTTCGCCGACGAATGTGACGTGCAAGTGGTGCGGGTCGGAGTATGAGACGGTTGCGCTTGGGCAGCGGGATGTGTACGGTGATGACCAGGACGATGACGATGACGAAGAAGGCCACGACGAAGAGGAAAGTGAGTGATGGAACCTGAAACCGTTAGCCTTCCGTTCGACACCGATCGTGGATGGCCGGCACGGTTAAACTCACCGCTGCCACCCGAACGAGTAAAGACAGAGATAGAGCTTCGGGCAACGTGGGAAGCAAGGCGACAACGGATCATGGGTCCGATCATCGATTCGATCATCCGTGAACTGGTCGCCAGTCAAGAATGGCCGCTCTCGGTTCCGGAAAAGATCGCCATCAGTTTCGACCACGGCACCAACTACAGCAGCGCCAGAACCCAGCGATAATCCACCATGCCCCGCCCCAAATCCTCCAAGCCCGCCGCCGATCGACATCGCGAGAAGAACGCGGCCGACAACCTCCGCAAACGCCAGCAGTCCGAGGACGGCCGCGACATCGGCACACCGCCACCGGTCAAGAACCAGAAGCGCCGCAAGAAGTGCGAGCGGTCGTTCCTCCAATTCTGTCTCACCTACCTGCTCAACCGGTTCCCGCTGCCGTTCTCACCGGATCACCTGTTAGTGATCGCGAAACTGGAGCAGTGCGTGCTGCGGGGTGGGCAGTTCGCGCTGGCGATGCCCCGCGGCTCGGGAAAGTCGAGCCTATCAGAAGCCGTGGCCATGTGGGCGACCTGCTACGGCCACTGTCGGTTCGTTGTGCTCGTCGGCGCGTCGGAGGATCACGCTGAGCAGATGTTGGACTCGATCAAGGTGGAGTTCGAGACGAACGAACTACTGGCCGAAGATTTCCCGAAGGTCATCTACCCGATCTTGAAACTGGAGAACATCGCGCACCGGGCCGCCGGCCAGACCTGCGGTGGGCAGCCGACCAATATCCACTGGAGCAACAAGAAGATCGTGCTTCCCACGATCAAGGGGAGCAAATCAAGCGGAACGGTGGTCAAAATCGCCGGAATCACCGGCCGCATCCGTGGGCAGAAGCACACGACGGCCGACGGTGAATCGATCCGCCCTGACCTCGTGGTAATCGACGACCCACAGACCGACGAATCTTCGGCAAGCGCCACCCAAAACGACAAACGGGAACGCACCCTTGCCGGCGCGATCCTCGGTCTCGCCGGCCCGGGCAAACTCATCTCCGCGATCATGCCGTGCACCGTGATCGAGAACGGGGACATGGCTGACCGGATCCTCGACCGCCAGCGGCATCCGGAGTGGAACGGCGAGCGGATGCAACTCGTCTACGAATTCCCCACGAACAAGGCGTTGTGGGAGAAATACGCCACGATTCGGGAGGATTCCCTGCGCGCCGGGGCTGGGATCGGCCCGGCAACCGAGTTCTACAAGGCGAACAAGGCGGAGATGGACGCCGGCGCTCGCGTAGCGTGGGAAGCACGGTTCCGACCGGACGAGGCGTCAGCGATTCAGCACGCCATGAATCTGCTGTACCAGGACGAGCGGTCGTTCTGGTCGGAGTACCAGAACAAGCCGTTACAACCGCGTGCGTCCGACGATCGCCGAGAGATGACGGCCGACGAGATCGCGAAGAAGTTGGCCGGGATCCCGGCGGGCCGGGTGCCGCTCGAGGCCACGCGGCTTACCGGGTTTGTGGATGTGCAGGGGAACATTCTCTTCTACGTCGTCTGTGCGTGGGATGAGCGGTTCAGCGGGGTTGTGCTCGATTACGGGACGTGGCCGCGACAGACCCGGGGTTACTTCCACAAGAGCGATGCGAATCCGAACTTCGCGAGCCAGTACCCGAAGCACTCGCAGGAGGCGGCGATCTACGCGGCGTTGACCGACCTGACTGACCAGTTGCTCGGGCGTGGTTATCGTCGCCACGGGAGCGAGGAACTGGTGCGCGTCGAGCGACTGATGATCGACGCGAATTGGGGGAAGAGTACCGACGTCGTGTACCAGTTCATCCGGCAGTCGCGGTGGAGCACGATGTTGCTGCCTTCCCACGGGCAGGGGTTCACGGCGGCGCGGAAGCCAATGGCGGAGTGGGGGCCGCGCACCGGGGATAAACCCGGGCTGAACTGGCGGATCGTCGCGCCGGCGAGCGGTGGGAACAGGAAGCAGCGGCACGTGGTGTACGACACGAACTGGTGGAAGTCGTTCGTCATGTCGCGGCTCGCCACTCCGATCGGGTCGCCTGGCTGTCTGGCGTTGGGCGGGGATCGAGCTTCGGATCACATCATGTTCGCGGATCACTTGACGTCGGAATACTCGGTGACGACGGACGGCCGCGGGAGGAAACTGGAGGAGTGGGCGTTGAAGGCGGACCGGCCGGATAACGACTGGTGGGACTGTTTGATTGGCGCGACTGTCTGCGGCTCGATCGCCGGGGTACCGTGGGAAGCCGGGTCATCGGCGCCGGGGTCCGCCCCGCCGAAAACGGAGGCGAAGGCCAAGCCGCTGACGTTCGCGGAACAGCGGGCGAGACTGGACGCGGCGAAGGCGGGAGCGGCGGGAGCAGGGGGGAAGGACGGGGCCGGGAACAAGAGCACGGCCTGCCCGCCCGAACGTGGGAAGAATGCGGCACCGGTCGCGGCTGGCGAGACACCGAACGAGTCTGCGACGCCAGCCCCATCACCATCATCGCCGGCACCCACACCGCCGCCGAACCTCGGGCCGCCGCCGGTTGCCGAGCCAAAGAAACTGAGTTACGCGGAGCAGCGGGCGAAGTTGGATCGGGAGAGGGGGCGACGGCGATAAGGTCAGGAAAAAGCTATACTTTGTTCGTCATCATCGCAATCGAACATCAAGGAGGAGTGATCACGAATGAAGGCGTTTCTCTGCCCGCAATGCTCATCCCGTACTCGCGTTACTCGCACCGTCGCCAACTCCCGCTCGCTCGCCACTCGCTACCGAATCTGCAAGGGATGCGGCTTCCGGATCACCACCGAAGAACGGATCCGCGGCAAGCGGCAACCGATCAAGCCGAAATAGTTTTCCACATATGGAACGATTGCAAATAGCTTTCCATATGTGGAAACGTTGCTAATCCGCACGCCTCAACCCCACTTCCAACCACGCCACGGCATGCCATGCTCACCGCATGCCCGACCTGTCTGAACTCGTTGAGACCGCCGCTGCAAAGCCGGCCTCTGCGACCGTGGACGGTCAGTCGATGTCCGCGGTCTCAATCCCGGACCTGATCGAAGCGGCTCACTTCCAGGCTGGGCAGGCGGCCGTCGTCGGCACCAACGATAACGGCGGCCCCAAGTCTGGGTGGCGCATGACCCGACCCGCCCGGGTTGTCCCTCCGGGGGCATCCTGAACGTGGTCACAATCCTCGATCAGTACGGCAAGCCGCTCCGGGCTGAGAAGCCCCGGCAGGTCGCGCAACGCCAGCGTGCCGACGGTCCCGGCGGGTCCGGTCACCAATCCTCCTACGACGCCGCCGAAACCAACGACGGGAACTATCGGCATTGGGCCAAGGCTGATGCCCTCAGCGCCGCCGCTGCCAACTCCCCGGCGATCCGCAAGAAACTCCGCGAACGAGCCCGGTACGAGTGCGCGAACAACGGCAATGCCAAGGGCACCGTCGAGACGATTGCTCACGACACGGTTGGCACCGGGCCGCGGTTGCAACTCACCATCCCAGCGACCACCCCCGAAGGGCGGCCGGTCCCGCCGGACGCGGCCCGGCGCATCGAGCGGTTGTACGGGGCGTGGTGCAAAGACCGGGTTGTCAACCTCGGTGAAAAGCTCCGGATCATGTCCGAGAGCGAGACCCGCGACGGGGAATGCTTCGGCCAACTGACCACCAATCCCAAGGTGCGCGGTCTGGTCCAACTCGACTTCCAACTGGTGGAAACCGAGTGCTGCGCGTCCCCCGATCTGCTCGTTACCGACAAGTTCTCGGTCGATGGAATCCGGTTCGATTCGTACGGGAATCCCACCGAATACGACTTTTTGACCGAGCACCCGGGCGATTCGACTTGGTTCTCAGTCCAGGAGGCCAAACCGGTCTCCGCCGATTACGTGGTCCACTGGTTCAGGCCGAACCGAGTGGGGCAGCGGCGCGGGGTGCCTCGCATCACCCCGGGACTCCCGCTGCTGGCTCAGCTACGGCGATACTCGCTCGCCGTGCTGAGCGCTGCTGAAGTCGCCGCGATGATGGCCGGGGTCATGGAAACCGGCTTGGCCCCGGATGATGGCGGGGCGATTGAGATTGAGGCTTACGACTCGATCCCGTTCGAGCGTGGCGCGATGCTGTCTCTCCCCAAGGGGTGGAAGGCACAAGCGTTCAAACCCGAGCAACCCACCACTACCCACGGGCAGTTCAAGGACACCTGCCTGACCGAATTCGGTCGCGGCGTCCACGCTCCCCGCAACGTCGTGACGGGCGATTCGTCGCCCTACAACTATTCGTCCGCACGTTTGGACCACCTCATCTACCGCGGCGCGATTCGCGTCGAGCGGGGCCGGCTGGAAATCGCGGTTCTCAACCCGGTGTTCCAAGGCTGGCTGGATGAGGCGCTGTTGATCCCGGGATACCTGCCGGACAACCTGCCGCCAGTCTCTGAGTGGATCTGGACGTGGCAGTACGACGGGTTCCCGGCGATCGACCCGGTGAAAGACGCGGTTGCCGCACAGATCCGCCTCGAATGCGGGCTCACAACCTACTCCCAGGAGTTCGCGGAGGACGGCCGCGATTGGGAAGAGGTGTTCGAGCAGAGGGCGCGTGAACAGGTGCGGGCTGAGGAGTTGGGGTTGAAGCTGTTGGGTCCGGCCGTGGTACCGGCGCCGATGGTCGCTCCTGCGCCGGCCCCGGGGACTCAACCGCAGGACGAACAACTCGACGACAACGGCGAGCCGATTCCGCCGCCGGAAAGCAGCGATCCCGCCAAGGTTCGGGAGGCCGCTTATGTTTGAGAACGGAATCAACCTCGACTCCATGTTCCATGTCCCCGTGTTCCACCGTTTGGAGGAATACGCGGGGGTTTGGGCCATGGAACCGTCCGCCGCCGCAGTCTTCGCGGCATCCGTCCGAGGAATCAATCTTGCTTCCCACATTGCGGAGGCAAACGAGCGCATCCGCGCCAATGGCGGCCGAGCGGTCAAGCCGAACAAGGCAGGGCAACCGCTCAACCCGATGGCCGGTCCGGCCCCATCGCTCACCGAGCCCATCACGGTCAAGGGCGGCAAAGACATCGCGATGATTCGCGCGGTCGGCACGCTGATGAAGCAAGAGTCTTCGATGGGTGGGACGTCAACCATCCAGCTTCGCAAAGAGATCCGGTCGGCCGTCAATAACCCGCAGGTCGGGGCGATCCTGTTGGCGATCGACTCCCCCGGTGGGACGGTCAGCGGGATCGCGGATCTGGCCAGCGAGGTCAAGAACGCGACCCGCAAGAAACCAGTCTACGCCCACATTGACGACCTCGGAGCGTCCGCCGCCTACTGGATGGCATCGCAGGCCGACCAGATTTTCGCCGGCAACGCCACCGCCAAGGTGGGAAGCATCGGCACGTTCCAGGTGGTCTACGACTACTCGGGCGCTGCCGCCGCCGAAGGAATCAAGACGCTCGTATTCGCGACCGGCCCGCTCAAGGGGCTGGGCGCGATGGGTGCGCCGGTGACCGACGAACAGCAGGTCTACCTGCAATCGATGATCAACGAATCGCAGACGCATTTTGATTCCGCGGTCCGGTCTGGACGCGGGATGAACGCAACACAACTGGCGGCCGTTCGGCACGGGGGAGTTTTCCCCGCTGGCGAAGCCGTTGAGAAGCGCCTGATCGACGGGATCAGGTCGCTGGAGAAGACGATTGAGGCGCTGGCCGCCGCAAGGTAACGCCAGAGGAGAACGACCATGGAATTCGAAAACTGGTGCACGGCCAAGGGCTTCGATGTCAGCACGATGAATGCTGCCATGAAGGCGACTCTTCAGGCCGCGTGGCGGGCGGAGGTGAATCCCGCCCCCGCGAATCTGCCGGAGAACAAGCCGCCGACTTCGGCGGTAAACGTCACGCCGACGTCCACGACTCCGTCCAGCAGCGGCGTCACCGGGCCGAGCATTGACGACATCGTCAGCGCCGCCCGCGTCGAGAACGAGCGCCGGCAGCAGACGACCGAACTCATCGCCGAATTCGTCGGCATGTGCCCGGGGAACGTCAACCAGTTTGAGCAGATCGGCCGCAACGCGATCGACACTCGGGCCGCGGTCGCCACGACCCGCAAGGAACTCGCCAACGCCCATGAGCTCTACACGCTCCGGACGCTGCGGCCGGGCTCGTCGCCGAACATCATCACCAACTCCGGCGCGCAGGTCGTTGACAACCTGATTCTGGAGGCCGCGGTCTGCCGTGCCGGCCGTCTCCCGAATCTGGAGAGCAACTACCAGCCCCGCGTGCTGGAAGCCGTCGACCACCGCTTCGGCAACCAGGGCATCGGGCTTGTCGAACTGATCGGGATGTGCGCCCACCAGAACGGGTTCCGGGGTACCCCCGGCCGTAATCTGCCGGCCGCGCTCCGGGCCGCGTTCCGGGCCGACGACATGCGGGCCGATGTCGGGCCTTCCACGCTGAGCATCAGCGGGATCCTGTCGGCGACCGTCAACAAGTTCCTGCTCGTCTCGTGGATGAGCGTGGAGCAGGAGTGGCGCAAGATCAGCGCCATCAAGACGGTCAAGGATTTCAAGACCATCACCTCCTACTCGCTCACCGGTGACCTCGCTTACGAGGTGGTCAACCCGGGCGGCCAGATCGCTCACGGCACGCTCGGCAACGAGAGTTACACGAACTCGGCCGACACCTACGGCAAGATCCTCGGTGTCGATCGGCGTGACCTGATCAACGACGACCTGGGCGCGTTGACCAATATCGGCAAGCGGCTCGGGCGTGGTGGGGCGCTGAAGTTGAACGAAGTGTTCTGGACGGAATTCCTCGCTGACCACTCGACGTTCTTCCCGGTAGACAACAGCCGGCTCAACTACGACGCCGGCACCGACACCGAGTTCAACGCCGATGGTCTCGTCAACGCCGACATCATGTGGGACGCCAAACTCGATCCGGACAACAAGCCGCTCAGCATCGCGGCCAAGTACATCCTCACCCCGCCTTCCCACAAGATCGCGGCACGGCGGCTCATGACGAGCCAGTCCGTGCAGAAGGACACCGACGCCGGCGATGTCAACCCGTGGGCCGGGATGTTCGAGGTGGTCTGCTCGAAGTACCTGGCGAACAGCGCCATGGGCGGCGGCTACTCGTCGCTGGCGTGGTACCTCATCGCCGACCCGAACGATCTCCCGGTGATCGAGACGTGTTTCCTGAACGGCAACGAGATGCCGACCATCGAAACCGTCGAGATGGACGGCGACCGGTTGGGCATGGCGATGCGCGGCTACCACGACTTCGGCGTCAACAAGCAGGAATACCGGGCGGCCCTCAAGCTCAAGGGCGCGGCCTGATCCTCGCCTCCTGATTGATGTCCCGGGCTCAACGATGCGCCCGGGACAGTTCTCAACAAGCAACACAACGGCCGATCCGCGGCGAAACGAACATCACACTCAAGAACTTCAGGGGGTATACCCGCCATGGCTCAGACTCCTGCTCTCAAGTACAAGGACGCGGAAGGCTCGATCAGCTACACCGCCGTGTCCGCCGTCAATGCCGGTGACGTCATTCTCATCGGCACCGTCCCGTGCATCGCGCCGCTGGCCATCGCGGCGGGGGCCGTCGGGACTGTCTGCTCGAACGGCCAGTGGAAGGTGCCGAAGCTCACCGGTGCCATCAGCGCCGGCGATGCGATCTATTGGGACGTGGACGGCACGCCCGTCTACTCCGGGGCGACCGCCCTTTCGGGTGCCTGCGGCGGCTCGTCGGCCGTCGGCAACCTCATGGGTTTCGCCGCCGCGGATGCCGCGTCTGGCGACACCTACACGTTCGTGGAACTCACCGCGGCCAAGCGGACCGCGACGATCGCGGGATCGATGACGGCCGATGACATCACCGGGTCCGATTCCTCGCTGTCGATCGCCGGGCTCGGCTCGACGACCGGCGGGGCCATCGCCATCGTCGGCGGAACTTCTTCGACCGGTGCCGTGGCTGGCGGGGCCGTGTCTGTCACCGGCGGTACCGGTGGCGCGGCCGGTGCCGGCGGTGCGGCGTCTCTCGTCGGTGGCATCCCGGCGAGCGGCAACGCGGCCGGTGGCACTCTGACGGCGAGCGGTGGCGCGGGCTCGGGCACCGGTGCTGGCGGGGCCGTCACGACCCGGGGCGGAGCGTCCGGGGCCGGGGCAACTGGCAACGGCGGGGCCTGGTCCGGCGGCGGCGGTGCGGCCCTCAGCGTGGCCGGCAACGGCGGGGCCGCGACTCTCAGCGGCGGCGTCTCGACGACGACCGGCACCGGTGGCGCTCTCACGCTGATCTCCGGTGCGTCGGTCGGGGCTTCCGGCACGGCCGGGGCAGTGACGCTCGACGCCGGGGCCGCGGCTGGTGGCACCGGGGCACCGGTCGAGATCGGGCCGACCAACGCGACTGGCACGAAGATCGGCACGGCCGGCTCGGAGCGGGCCCTGATCAAGGGGATCAACGTCTCGGGCACCGTCGCCGTCGCGGTCCCGTCGATCACCGATCCGGACTGCGCGAAGGTGGACGTGGACATTTCGGCGATGACCTTCGCCGCGGCCGTCGGCGACGCGGTGGTCGCGATTCCGCTGGAAGCGCTCCCCACCAACTGCCGGCTGGGCGGGGCGTGGGTCAGCGCCACGGATCAGGTCACGATCACGTTCAGTAGCGAGGGCGGCAACGTGACTGGCGCGGCCAAGAACTTCAAGTTCCTGATCGTGGACCTCACGTAATCCTGCCTGATCTCTCAAGCAACAACCACATCTCGGGTCTGGTGAATCAACCGGCCCGAGATTTCTTCCAAATAGATTCGGTTTCTCAATCGCCGTCGCGGGGGTCTACCAATGCCGACAGGAACGAAAACCGTCACGGTTTCAACGTCCGGGCAGACCTACCTCGGGGCGCAAGACACGATCACCAACGACGCGAAAGCTGTCATCGGGCCGTCATCCATTGCTGCCGCCAAGGTCGGGACGCTGAGCACGCGAACCGACAACAACACCGGCATCCTCACGATGACCACCGGCCACGGGTTCACCGATGGTCAACGGCTTGATGTCTACTGGTCAGGTGGGTGCAGGCGTGGGATGGTCATCGGGACCGTCAGCACCAACAGCGTGCCGATCGATCTCGGTGCCGGTGACAACCTGCCGATCGCCACGACGGCCGTGACGGCGATCGTCCCGAACATGGAAACGTGTTCGTTCGCCGGGGCCAACGTCACGTTCGCGATGTTCTCGACCCGCAGTCCGTACCGGGCGCAGGTCGTGTTCGCTCAGTCGGACGATACCGAGGTCGCCTACGGGATCCTGTCGGCCGGTGCGAACGGTGATGTGTGGTCGTGGACGAGTTCGGATGGGACGACCACGCCATTCGCGAGCCAGACAGTTGCGAGGGTGTATTTCTCGCACGAGTACAGCGGCGCGGCGGAAACGAGTCTGATCGCGGAAGTGCTTTACAGTTGAGCCGCTTGATTCCCCCACCGCCTGCACCGTGGGGAGTAGGGGGCCGCCGTGGCAGACATGATCGGAACTGCTGCTGCGTGGATCGCCGAACAGATGCGCGGCGACGGCGATGAGGTGGAAGGCAATGTGTGCCGTTCCATCACGTACACGACAGCGGCCGGGTCGGTGACGCTGTCGGCAACGCTCGGGAAGACGGACGCGGAAACGACGGAGTGGAGTGGGAAGATTCGGGCGGAGCATTCGGATCGGGATTATCTGGTGACCGCTGCCCACCTTGTGATTGCGGCGGCGACTGTGACTCCGAAGGTTGGCGACAAGATCACGGACGGGACCGAGACCTACACCGTGAATCCGCCGGCAGCAGGAGAGCCGCCGTTCGTTGCAGGGTATGCGGGGATCACGCTGAGGATCCACACGAAGAAGACGGGCGGTTGAGATGGCTGACACACGACTCGGGACCATCGCCGACGGTGTCACAGCCTGGCTGAATCACCCGGATCGTGCGTGGGGGTTGGTGTTCACGGCGGCGGTGGAATGGAACCCGGTTGAACGGCTGGATGATCTGGCGGCCGGACTGATCGTTGAGGTCGTCCCGGACCATCCGATTGAGGCCGACGAGCCCGGCGAGAACTCGACCCGCGGGATGGAAACGCAGCAGTTTGCGTTAACGATCGGGGTCAGGCAACGATACGACACGGCGACATCAACGGGGGCTGTGCCCCGTGCATGGATCGAGGCTCGGGCGCTGATCGGCGAGCGGATCCTGAATGAGCTTGGCGACGTTGAGTTGAGCGGCCAGCCGGATGGCGTGACGGTCAAGGTGGAGTCGGTGTCACTCGACGGGATGCTCGTGGATTCGCCGACGCTGTACGAGTCGCGGACGGTGGTGACGATCATCGACATCGTGTGTCTGGAGCAGAGGGAACGGTAGGGCTCGGGTTGGAGCAGTGGGAGCTCGCCGGCTTCATATGCCGGAGGACGAATGTTCGATTCATTCACCCGGGATTGGCAATAGGTGGGAAGCATGGCCACGAACGTGAAAAACTCATTCGGCAGGGTCAAGAAGGCCGCCAAAAAGGCGGAGTTCAAGAACTTGGGCCACGCGGGCGCCACGATCCGCAGGATCGCGTCGCGGTCGATCAGGATGGGGAAGAAGCCGAGCGCCAGCGGCACCCCACCCAGGACGCGCAAGGGCGCGTTGCGGAAGTCGATCCTGTACGCGGTGGACGAGAGCAAGGGATCGGTGATCGTCGGGCCGTCCGCGGATCTGGTCGGCCCCGTTGGTGGGACGCACGAGCGGGGCGGGCCGTTCCGCGGGGGAAGGTATCCGGCCCGGCCGTTCATGGTGCCGGCGTTGGAGAAAGTGATCCCGCAGATCCCGGAGATGTGGCGGGATTCGATCAGGGAAAACTGACGGTAAACAACTGACCCTGAAGCAGCGGGGACAGGACTCAATAGGAGGGGATTTCCATGGCCTCGGTCGTCATCAAACTCGGCAAGGACGCGGTAATCCTCCGCAATACGAACACCTACGCGTCCCCCTCGTGGACGGCCATCACCAACGTCACGGACGTCACGCTCACGATGGAGAAATCCGAGGAAGACGTCAGCACCCGCGGTTCTGGCGGTTGGGATCTGTCGGTGTTCCCGAGCAAGTCCGCCTCGGTCGAATTCCAGATGAACCACGACCCGGCCGACACGGATTGGATCGCTCTCCACGCGTCGTTCATCAGCGACACCGCGATTGAACTGCTGGTGCTTAACGGCCCGAACTCGACCGGGTCGCAGGGTCTGCGGGCGACCATGCAGGTCGGCAAATTCAACAAGGGCCAGCCGCTGAAGGGGGCGCAGCGGGACGACGTGATGGCCAAGCCGACGGTGTCGGCGAATGCGCCGGCGTGGGTCACGATCTGATCCTGATCCAGTTCGGACAGGACCAATGGCGGAAGCGGGGGAATCACCATGGCAGCGCCGGCAGGACAGTCCCGAATCGAATCAGACTTGTTCGTCGCGGGCACGCTGACGGCTCGTTCGTTCTCCCCGCCTGCCCTCTCCGTCGGCAATGCTGCGGTCGCGTCTGCGGCGGCCGGGGCCGGCATCAGCGATCTGAAGTTGGAGCACCAACACCACTTCGCCTACGCTCAAGCCAACACGACGGCTGTCACCATCACGATCCCGGTCAAGGCGGTCTATGGGACCGTCGGGGCGCTGATCTCGCTGAAGGCTGGGACCATCGTGGCGTGTATCGGCGCCGCGACCATCACCGTGGACCTGAAGAAAAACGGGACCACGATGTTGACGGCACCAATCACGCTGAACAGCAGCAACACGGCACGAGTGATGGCGGCGGCAACGATCTCGGTGACGGCAATGGCGGCCGGTGATTTCTTGGAGTTGGTCATCACGGCCACGGCAGGCGGTGGGACGATTGGCACGGGGTTACTGGTGCAAGGTGTGGTGACGGAAAACGCTCTTTGATCTGACGGGATCGGCTGGCGGTTCGTGTCTCGCTCATTCTCGCGTTCGGAGATCCATCGCTGTGGCATCGTTTAAAGATAACCGCGGGGACTCGTGGGAAGTCCTCATCACCGTCGCCACCGTGCTCGACGTCAAGTCGAAACTCGGCTACGACCTCGCTTCGATCGCCGACAACGAAGATCCGTCCGCTGACTTTGCCAAGCTCACCAAGAACATGGGCATGTTCGTGGACGTGTTGTCGGTGGTCTGCGAGGAGCAGGCGATCGCCCGCGGGCTCGACGGCCGCGGGATCGCCAAGCGGTGGGATCTCAACGTGTTCAAGCTGGCGGTTGACGCGTTCCAAGAGGCCTACGTCGATTTTTTCCTGAATCCCCAGCAGCAGAAGAAGGCTCGGGCACTGCTGGGGCAGCGGGCGGCGATGACGGAAAAGAAGTTGGCGGCGGAAGGGGAAAAGGCACTGCGGAAGCTGGAGGAACTGACGGTAAGCGAGACCGAGACCGAGAGCGCCCCGGAGTCCTCCGTCTCTGCTTCGAACTCGCCGGGATCGTAGGGGTTGACCCCCGGCCGCATACGCTCCGTCACCTGCTGTGGATGGCTGATGCGGCGGAGCGGGGCAGGTGGGACAAGTTGTCGTCGTTGATGGCGCTGACCGTGAATTGCGTCCCACGGGGCAAGGACGATACGAGACCGCCGGCGACCGCGGCAGAGTACAACCCGTTCTCACCGGAGAACCAGGAGCGTGGGAAGCAGGCGGCGATGTCAGCCGAACCGACACCAGAAGAGATTGCGTTGAACTGGAACGCGTTCAAGACGATTGTCACAACAGGGAGGTTTGCACCGTAACTGATGGCCGCACCTTCTTCCAGTTCGATTCGCGCGGGCGGCGCGTTCGTAGAGTTGTGGGTGAAATCCAACATGTTCACCCGCGGACTCGACGCGGCCGCCGCACGCCTCAACCGGTTCGGCTCGGCGATGCGCGGGTTCGGGCTGCGGACCGCGGCCATGGGCGGGATCATCCTGGCACCGTTCATTGCGGCGGCCAAGGCGTTTGTCGATTACGCATCTGAAGTTGTTGATGCGTCGGACCGGCTGGGCACGACGACTGACGATCTCACGTCTCTCAAATTCGCCGCGGAGCAGTCGGGCGCGTCGTTCGAAACGCTCACCAAGGCGCTCGGCAAATTCAACCTCACGATGGCCGGCGCGAAGTCGGGCAGCAAGGGGACGCTTGACGCATTCAAGAAACTTGGCCTCACCGTTGAAGACCTCGACGGCAAGTCATTCTCCGAGCAACTGGAGTTGATCGCTGGCGGATTTGAGGACGTCGATGACCGGGCCGAAAAAGCGGCGATCGCCAATCAACTGTTTGGCAAGGCCGGGCGGGATCTCATCCCACTGTTGAACGAGGGGGCCGAAGGTCTCCAGAAGTTCCGGGAAGAGGCCGAAGCGGCCGGGCTGGTGCTGGGTGATGATGGGGCGCGAAAGGCCGAAGCGTTCGGCGATTCGTTGGCCAAACTGCAAGCCGTCGCGCACATGGCGTTCATCAATTTCGGTTCGGCCATCCTGCCGGTGATCGAGTCACTTTCCAGGTGGATGCAGCAGATCAACCGTGGCGCGGTCGCCGTCAGCGGATTCATCGCGGCGAACCGTGGGATTATCATCGCTGGGGCGCAGGTCATCGGGGTCATGATCGGCCTGTCTCTCGCCGTGGTCGCGCTTTCCTACGTATTCTCCGGGCTCGCCGCGATCCTCGGTGTGGTCAAGATCGCGTTCGTCGCGCTTGGAGCGGTGATCGGGTTTCTGACCACGCCGCTCGGGTTAGTGGTCGGGGTGCTAGCGACTCTGGCCGTTCTGTGGCTGACGCTCACCGAGGAGGGGCGGACGTTCGCGAATTCGGTGGCAACAGCCTGCGAGGAAATGGCTGCCCGCGTGATGACCTCGTGGGGAGGAATCAAGGACGCAATGGGGGCGGCCAGCCCGTTGCTCGCCGCGACGATCGCCTTCCACACGTTCAAAGGCGAAGCACTGCGGGTGATGAAGCAGTTGCAGTTGGCGTGGACGGACATGGTGGATTTCTTTGGGGACGGGTTTGATAGCGCCGCCAATTTGATGACGCACGGCTGGAACGCGTTCGGCGATTTCTTCATGGATCTCGGCCGTGACATGACGCTGGCCGTGGTCAATATGTTTCTCGACGCGTTCAAGGTTATTTTCGACGCCAGCAAGCCGCTCCGAAAGGTGCTGGAAAAGGCCGGGGTCACGATTGAGGATCCGACCTCGATCAAGGACCGGATCACCAGCGCGATGACTGAGGACAAAAAGAAGACCGAAGCCGAGCGGATGAAACGCGACCGCGGGATTGACGACGTCCACACCGCGGCGAAGGCGGCGCGAGAGGCGGCCCGCGGGGCGATCGCTGATTCGTGGGATGAGGATATCGCGGCCGTTGACGAGAAGGTTCGGGAGTTGATCGCGAAGGCGGCGGAAGACAAGGCGGCGTTCGACGCGGACAAGGGGCCGGAAAAGAAAAAGAAGAAGATCAAGGACGGGCTGGATTTGGCGGCCAGCGCCAAGGGCACGTTCAGCGGGGCGGCCCTCGGTCAGTCGCTGGGGGCGTCGGACAAACTCAGTCAGAAACTGCTCGACAGCAACAAGGCCCAGGAGGATCTGCTGAAGGAGATCCGGGACAAACTCGACGATGGGGGGCTCGAAGCGTGAGCATCAACATCATCGAACACGTCGAGTCCCGCAGGGTCACGATGGGCAAAGACCCCAAGGCCACGCTCAGCTATCGGATGTGGGGGAGCGAGGACGACAGCGAGGCGTGGACGGAACTCCGGCTCACGGCGCCCATCACGTTCGAGGGGCTGTGGCGGATGTCGGCGGACGTCACGCCGAAGAGTGCCGGCTTCTACATCGGCACGGTCGAATACGGTCTGGGCGAGCGGCAAAGCGATAAGGATCCGAGCCAAGGTGGGACGGGGAGCGCCCAGAGCGAGGACAGCAACGTCGCGCAGGACTCAGATCAACTGCCGTACGAAATCTCGTTCGACGCGACCGGTCAAACTCAACACGTCCTGTACTCGCTCGCGACCGTGGATAGCGCCCAACGGACCATTGACACCCGCGGCATCCCGGACTTCAAGCAATTGATTGGGGTCAGCAAGTCAGGCGTGGAGGGCTGCGATAAGGTCGTGCCGGGGTTCTCATGGACCGAGGTCTGGACGTTCCCGATCAACACGATGACGTGGAGTTACATCAAGCGGGTTCGGGATCTGACCGGGACCGTGAATAACAACACGTTCCGCACGTTCTCTGCGCGAGAGGTGCTGTTCGCTGGAGCGACCGGGGCGCATCAGGGGGTTGATAAGTACCGGATCACTTACACCTTCCGAGCCGAGAAAAATCGGGATGCGTTCCGGCTGGATGCTGACTTCGACCCGGTTGACAAGAAGGGCTGGGAATACTTCTGGGTCAGCTATGAGGAGTCAGACGAGGACGACGCGATCACGCAAATCCCCAGGTGCGTTTACGTCGAGCGGATCTACGACGTTGAAAATTTCCTGCAACTCGGAATTGGGAGGTGACCAGCGATGGGTGACTTCCAACGAGTGGCGGCAGGCGACAAGAAGCCGTTCAAATCGGCCCGGGTGGTGAACGCGATTCTCGATGTCGCTGAGGCGCACGCACGAGGTGGGGAGCAGGGATCGGCACCGTCGGCCAACGGGCCGGAAGACTCGATCACGGTGCTGGTGCGGAACGAGACGGCGGGTGATGTTCCGCGGTTCGGGATCCTCGAGATCACTGAACCGCTCATTCTCCCCACGGACTCGGAAGCCGACTTCAAGTCGCGACAGGCCTACGTCGGGTATACGCCGTCGGCGACGAGTGCCGTTATCGTCGTGATGCAAGAGGCGACGGGGACCGGGAAGATCGGGCGGGGGGTGGTGCTCGGGTCTACTGTCGTGAATTTGACGGTTGGTGATGCATCCCACACACACGCGGCACCGACGGCTGATACGGGGGAATTGACGACTGGAGTGAGCGGCCCGGCCTTGATCGCGTGGAAGGAAAGCGGGACTGGATCCGGAAAACTTGCGAAGGTCATTCTGCGTGGGCTGACTGGCGGCGAGCGACCGCCGGAGACGATCCTCCGCGGGTCCGGGAGCGAGGCGGAAGGCGGGACGACGTTCCTGACCGCGACAATCAGCCGCCTCAGCGCGGCCGACGGCACGCGGACGAGTGGCGGGGACTGCTGGCTGGTCGAGGCGAACGGCGACGCGGTCGCTGAGGGCCGGCTTGTGGGCGGGGCTCGATACGTCGGGATGCGTGACGGCGTCCCGGTCTACGAAATCGGGTGTTGCTGCGAATGCGAGGTAGTGGTCGGAGATGAATGCCCCTGCCCGGATAACCAAGCTGACGGATGGTTCGCGTTCATCTCCGGCGTCGAGCAGGGGATCGGAGTTCCGGTCGGCGATTGCTGCGTCCTCGTCAACGGGTTCTGGGATCTGTGCGCGGTCCCGGAGGTCGCCGACTGCGCCTGGTGCGCGACTCACGGCGGGGCGTCGTGCGAGGGTGAAGGCAACGACACTATCACGATTTGCCTTCAGTGGTTCGCGGACGGATCGGAGGGGCCGGGGTGGTATCTCAGGATCGGCATCCTCGCTATCGGCTACGTGGACTATTTCTGTCCGGCCGCCGAATGGGTTTGCGACGGCCCGTCGAACACGCTGACGAAATTCGATCAAGCTGATGGATTCTATTGCGCGTTCTGGCCGGACACGATTACGGTCGGAACGCCCGCGACCTGCTAGGGGATGCGATGGACGGAGAGCGGCGAAAATCCCAGAAGCCGGCACACACTGGCGATCACAAAGACTATGTGGCCGGTGCCGCGTCTGGGTGCCCTGCTTGCAAATTGGTCGTCATCGCGCTGGAGATGCGGGAGAGCCTTGGGAAGCCGAAGTCGGCTCCCAGGATCGCGAATCGCGCGGGGCAGTGCGTGCACCTCGGCGAGCCGACCGGCCGCACCGTGGGCTGCGAAACCTGCACCGGGAATATCTCGCTCAAGGTTCTCGCGTGCGCCGTGCATGGCGAATGCACGGTCGGGAAGAGAGTTGACGGCGTCGCCTGCTGCTCGGACAGGAAGGCCGGCCGATGCCCGGACTTCGCGGCGGCTGAAACCCGGCTTGTCGGGAAAAGAACCAATCCTGAGCCGGCTCGGCCGCAAGAGGAGTGCCCGCATTTCGCTGCATTGACCGCCCATCGCAAAGTAGCCCTTGGATTGTCTCCGGGCAGGAACTACGGCATGTGCGCGATGGAGCATGGGAAAAATGGCGTCGTCTGCACCTGTGTGGAATGTAAGGGGTGCAAAGACCGGCCTGTCAATAGTTGAGATGGTCAAATCATTTTGACCGGAAATAAAGGTATGGTTGACCCATGAACCACCGACCTCCTTTATCCCGGTTCACACAAATCGAAATCGGCTTCCTCGTGGCGGCCGGGATCGTCGGGATTCTGTTTCTGACCGGATTGATGTGACTGTGACTGTGACTGTGACTGTGACCTTGCTGTAACCGTCGCCCGTGAAAGGTGGCCTGCCATGCCTGACACGCCGACTCTGCCCACGGAGATACCGCTGCCCATGAACCAACACGACTACTTCGGCCACAAGGTGACCGCCATCGTCCTTGCCGCGATCCCCATGGAGTTCGCGATCGACGCGGAAAGTTTCTGGCACCGGCTGATCCTCAGTCTCTGCGGCGGGCTCGGTGCTGTTGTCGCGATCGCCACGGACCGGCCGAAGAACTGGCAGGAGACCGCGATCCGGATGGGGTCGGGGTTCGTGTCGTGTTTCCTGTTCGGCCCGTACCTGTCGCAGCGGTTCGGCCAGAACGACATGAACTCTCACATCGCGATGCTCGGGGTGATCGGGATTGTCTCGTGGTACGTGATGGGCAGCGTGACCCGGTGGTTGCAGAAGGCGAAGGATAGCGACTTCCTGGCGCTGCTGATGAAGGTGAAGAGCGGCGGCGGCGGGCTCATGGCGCTGTTGATGAGGGTGAAAACGGCGGTGGATGCTGGCGATGCCAAAACGGCCTCCAGTGTGACGGCGACTACTGTGACCAGCGTGACAGCTACCACGTTGCCGTCCGCGCCGGCGACGATTCTTCCCACGGACCCCAAGGTGTGATTGTGATGCGCCAGATGCTCAGTTCTTTCGTTCTCGCGGTTGCGTTCGTCGCGTTCGTCATCGGCGGTTCGTCGCCGGTCGTGGCGCAGGTCCGCGGGCCGTCCGATGTCACGGTCGCAGTCGGCGACTTGGCCGAGGTGACACTGACGCTGGACGCTGACGAGTCGAAATACGCGGTTCTCAGCGGGCAGGGCATTTGGGCCTTCCGGGAGTACGACCCCGACCCGAAGACGCTGATGTTTCGCGTCTTCGGCCAAAAGCCTGGGACGGCGATGATCACGGTTGCGAGCGTCAAGGGCGGCAAGCTCCAGCCGTTGTTCGTGGTCCGGGTGACCATTACCGGCGATGCTCCACCCGGTCCTGGTCCCGGCCCTGATCCGCGGCCCGACCCTGCCGACCCGCTCGCTGCTCGGATCGTAGCCGCGGCACAGGCCGACAAATGGCCGGTGACCGAGGCCCGCAAATTGGCCCAAGGGTTCCGCGATTGCGCAGGGCAGTGCGACAAGGCGCCGACCGCGGCGTTCCTTCTGCAACTCGCGACGAGCGCGATCAAACTATCGGGCGTGAAACCGATCCCGGTCGCAGTCCGGGCTGTCCTCTCTGCGGAACTCGAAGTCGGTCTCCCCGCCGATGCCGAAGCGGAGATCACGCCTGAACTGTCGAAGCGTTGCCGTGACACATTCACTCGGCTTGCTGCCGCACTGGAGACGATCCGATGAGTACGACCCCACCGCTCGGGTACATCATTGAAGAGGACCGCACGCCGGCTCAACAGCGGTCACACGAAAACATCGTCAACACGATGCAGCGGTTCCAGATCACAGCCGCTCCACATCGGGGGCCGGTCAAGGTGCAACTCACGAAACTATGGAAGGATTCGCGAGTCGTCGGCGACGTCGGATTCGCATTCAATCGCTTTCGTCAAATCACGGGCAGCTGCGTGGGCGCTGGCGGGGGACAGGCGTTGTTCACGTTGGGCGCCGTGCAGCGATGCCTGCCCGGCGGTGCAACGAAAGCGTTCATCCCGTTCTGGCCGTTCAACTACGGCCGTTCCCGAGCGATCGGCGGCGACCGCGGGCCGGGTGAAGGATCACTAGGCAGTTGGTTCGCTCAGACGGTCGCGAAAGAGGGCATCATCGGGATCCACGAGGCGGGGCTGCCGACGTTCGACCGCGGCGACGGACTGGCCCTGACCGAGTCGCAGGAGATGGCGTGGAGTGACGGGGCATCTTCGCTGGTGACGGCGTTTCTCGACGAGGCCCGGCCGCATCCGGTCGGCACGGCCGCGCCAATGCGATCCACCGACGACATGCGGGCCGCGATCTTGAACGGCTACCCGGGCACGTTCGCGTGTGACCGATTCATCGGGAAGGCGGCCATCGTCGGGAGCGGGGCGGATGCTGTGTGCGTGGGCAAGTGGGACGGACAGGGTGGACACCAGCAGAGCTTTCACGACTATTGGGATCACCCCACGCTCGGGCCGCTGTTCGGGATCTTGAACAACTGGTCCGGGGACACCTACCCGGCCGACCCCGGTGGTTTGCCAACATGCGCATGCTGGGTGAAGGAAGTCGATGTCGCGGAAGCGATGCGGTATCACGCGGAGGTTTACGCGTTCAGCCATTTGAGTTGGTTCCCGGCCCAGCCGGCTGTGTTGGATTGGTCCTCGATCCTGCCGTGACCTGCCGTGACGTGGACGACGACCAACGAGGGGGAAGTCGATGACGATGCCGAAGCGAACCGGTTGTGCGCCGCGGCCGAAAGGTCGCAAGAAAGCCAAAAGCCGGGAGCGGTTGAAGTGGCGATGGCCGGGAGCGTCCGAGGCGTTCCATTGTCGGTCAACGAACGCGGAATGGCGATCGTTCCTTGCTGGCTTTGGCGTGACAAGACGGTCGCGGTTTGGAAGCGGCGGGCAGAACACTCACATTCGGATTTACGGCTGAGGTGGATCCATACTCGGTGAGTCTGGAGGGAATTATGTTGCGGAAAGACAAGGAAGCCCTGTTCCAGTTCGTCATGTTCGGGACTCTCGGACTGACGACTCTGTACGGAATTCACACGGCATTCGCCCCGCGAGATTACCCGCTTCCGGTGGATTCACTTCGCGCCGCCCCCGCCCTCCCGCCGAAGTGCGATGAGATGACAGGCGAACTCGCGACCCGCCTCGACTCGCCGGTGTTGCTCACGGTGATCCCGGCGGACGGCGGTGAGCCGCCCCGCGAGTCGGTGCTGTGGCTGGTGTTCCCGGACGCCAAACGCGAACTCGACTCGCGAAAATTCGAGCCCGGGACGCGGGTGACAGTCGCCGGGAAATTGATGGCCGGCGGGGCGTTCAGGTACGTCGTGGTTGAGTCGATCGGCGCGGAGGCGAAACGATGAGCGTCATGGCACTGGTCCGAATGCGGTCGGCTTTGAGCGAGCAGACGCTCGTTCTTGCTCAGTTTTTCGGCGCGTTCTCGCTGAGCTCTGACGAACTGCGGCGGCTCGATTCCATGGCTCAAGCCGAGTTCCTGCGCCGCCTGCCGCAATTCGATTCGTGGGAGTTGGTGATTCGCACGCAGGATGCGGAGCGTGACATCCGGCCCGGCTACGGCGAGGCGGTGTACGTCACGCGGCCCGACGTGCTGGAGTCTGCGCCAAATTGTTGCTGCGCCCCGGAGGTTGCGTGATGTGCTGCCGCGAATCGTCGCCATCAACCGCGCCGCCATTGGCGGTCTTGCTTGCAGTCGGTGTCGTCGTCGTGGCGATATTGATCGCGGCAGTGATCGAGGCGTTCCCGCCACTGCGAATCGGCGGATTCCCGATGCGATGATCGAACTGACTGCCCACAACAAGGAGACCGAACATGCGACGGATTGAACTGGTTCCGCTGGCACTGCTTCTGCTCGGCGGCATCATGCTGGGTGCTGCCGAACCGAATCGCTGGTCGAACATTCTCGACGGCCGTCGCGCGGCTGGCGTCGATGAGCGGAGCGACCGCACTTCCGCGGTCATCTGCCCGCCTGGCTGTCTCACCGATCTCGACCTCGCACTCGAGCGGTCCACCCGCACCGGCCGCCCGCTGCTGGCGTGGGTAGCGATGTCGCCGGCTGATCGTGACGCGGCCCGGTTCGTTGACACTCTCGCGACCGCTGACCCGGTTCACGTGTGCATCAGCGAGAACGGGGGTAACTCCGCCCCCCGCGTGATCATGCTCGACCCGCGGAATCCCGGCCGGGGGATCACTTGGAAGGCGGGAGAGTTGGACGGCGCGGAGGCGGTTCGGGCGCTGGCGATCCATGATCGGCTGTCGCGGTCGGTGGCCACGGTGGCGACGGGGGCAGGACCGAGTTACGGGGCCGTCCCGAGCTACAGCTACGGTTCCGTGCCGATGGGTTCGGCTTCCGCCCCGCCATGGGTGGGAAGTCCCGGCGGTTACGGCTACGGCGGCGGCCAGACCTACCCGAGCTACGGCGCCCCGGGTGGCGTGGTGATCCGGTCGGGCGGAATGCCGATGCCGACGAGCGGGTACCAGTCGGCGCCGATCTACTACGGCGGGTCGGGTAGTGGTTACTACGGGGCAGGCTCGGGCTCGCCGTGCGTCGGTGGCAACTGTCCGAGGTGAATGGCAATCGTCGTGGGACGGCTCCCGCGCCTGTGCACAGGCTCCCCCGGTCCGACTCCGGGCGACGATCTGGAATCGAGGTGAACCATGTTCCAGTGGCTGACCGGCGGACCCTCTCCCGAATTCCTCAAGACCTGTGGCGGCAAACCCCGCTCGCCGTACTGGCCGCAGTGCCGACGCGCTCACCTGCTCCTGCACCCGGAGTGTGCGGCCTGCGGTCGGAAGGTCTCGCTGGAAGTTCACCACATCGAGCCGTTCCACGAGCGGCCGGATCTCGAACTCGACCCACGGAATTTGCTCACGCTCTGCGACGACGACAAACGAACGTGCCACCGATCGTTCGGCCACCTGTGGGACTGGACGCTGAGCAATCCCGATGTGCGCGAGATAGTGGCGGCGTTCCGGCGGCAAGTAGATGAGGCGAAACGAAGGCTGAGACTCACCGGGCTCACGGAGGATTTTGACGAATGAAAATCACCGGCAACTACACGCTCCGCCCCGTCGGCCCGCGGCTGTTCCTGTACGTCCCCGATGCGGAAAGCCCGCTCACGTTCACGACTGACGCCGGCCGTGTGTTCGTGCTCAGCGAGATGTTTGAAACCGACTTGGCCAGCATCCCACGCATCTTCTGGACGATCCCCGGGTTCTCGCCGCTCGACTGGGTAGAAGCCGCGATCCTCCATGATTGGCTGTGGGAAGTGCGGAAGGGTAAGGGTCTGGTCGTCGGGTTCTTCACCTCGAACCGACTGCTGCGCGAGGCAATCGTCTCGCTCGGTCAGAGCCGGCCGCGGTGGCGTGCGTGGACCCGGATACAGGCGTGGATCTGTCACCGGGCGATCGACGTGTTCGGTTGGCTTCAGTGGGTGAGGGACGAGAGGGGGCCGGATGGAGATTGATATTGTCCAGTCGGTCCCGGCCGCGCCAGTGCTTCCCACGGGGGACGCGGCGGTAGCCGATTCCGCGACGCCGATTTCCGACCGCTACGGCCGCCGGCTATCCGTGTTTCGCCACCCTGTCACAGGCACCCGATACACGGCCGTGGACCCGGTCACGCTCGCGGCGCTAGTGATCCAACTGATCCAGATCCTGGTGGCCTGCTACGCGTCTCCGGAGGCCGGGGTGCGTCATCTTCGGTTCGCTGCCATGCCGGTGCTCGGGATGGTCATGCGGTGGCGGATCAGGCGGGAGTTGAGGCGGCACTTCGCGGGTGATCCGGTGTGGATCCCGGAGATTGAGGACGGAGTGATCGAGTGCTGTGGAGAGGTGACGGCAGAGGAGATGGTGGAGTTGTACCGGGAGGCGGGACAGGCCGAAGGAACCCAACCAGACGAACAGGAATCGAGGTGAACAATGTCGTACACGCGTCGGCGGCAGACTCTGTGGGAAGAACACGCGAAAGACCGTGAGGCCCGAGACCGGGCGCGGGGTGGCGGGAGGGCGATCGCGGCGTCTCGCCCGCGAGTGACGTGGGGAGAGGTCGCGGTGCTGATCGGGATGAGCGTGGTGGTGGCGGCCGCGACGGTGGCGGTGTACTGGCGGTGACCGGTGACCAGTGTGTCGGAGTGTCGAACAAACCCAAGGGACGGAGACTCAGATGATCGACCCGGAAATGGTACTCGTTGGCAAGGGCGAATTGGCCGCCCTCAACACGAAGATCGACCTACTGGTGAATGCCCTGCGGTTCAGCGGGCTTCACCTCGATGAGATGCTGTCCCCGCCGAAGGATCCCATTCTGCCGAGTGCCGTACTGGAGGCGCAGAAGGAACAGGACTCGCTCATGAAGGCGATCGTCACGGCGGCAACTGCTGCCCCGATCCCTGTCACGTTCGGCAGTGCCGGCGCATCGTCATTCTCTGGTCAACTGTTCGCCGCCGCGCCGGCCGCCGGATCGTCCAAGCTGAGCAAGGATGACGCCCTGGCCGCGTACTACATGGGCCTGAGTTCCGCGGCCCTGCTCGCCCGCAACAACCCGCGCCTCTACACGTTCCTCGACATCATGCGGCGGAACGCGATCCGGGATTGGGATGACATCTGGGCTGGTATTCTGAAGGAAGCGCCGCAGCTGGCGAAGTGAGGATCGAGGTCGGGGAACTGTCGGACCACATCGGCCGGACGCGACCGGCCACACGTCATGTCACTGCGGCCCCGGAGAGCGAGACTCCGGGGCCGTTTCGTTTACCTGATCCTCGGTGAGGCCGCGATATACCGTCTCGCCTCGTGGTTGCTGATGTCGTCCATCATCCCAACCACTTCGGCTTCCGTGAGGCTTCCGAGCACGTAGATTTCCTCGGTGTACAGGCCGGCTGGACTGCGCACGGACACGGATTGAAGCCGGTATTCAGCCGGAGTCGATCCACGGCGGCCGGGCCCGTGGGCGGCGATAAACGCGCGGTGCATCTCCGCGAACGGATACCTGATCACCGTCGGCATTTTCCACGAGTCCGCATTCGGTTGGACCGGCGACCGCAGCCCGTGGAGATGCCCGCCGACGTGGAGGATCGGCACGGGTTCCGGCGGCGGATGCTTCCTCGATTTGGCCTGCGCGATCCGCTCGTGTTCGTCCCGTAGGTCCACGTCGTACACGCCAGGCGATCCGGGTCGGAAATCCTGAATCCGGCGGAGCGGGTTGAGGGTCAGGAATTCGTTCGCGCCGTACCGCCACGAGTCCACGGGGATGCAGAGTTCTTCAACGAATCCGCGGCGGATCAAGACGCTGATCCGCGGGAGTTGCAGTTCCTGAAGCCCGTTGGTCGGGGCGATGCTATTGACGCACCATTCACCACGGTTGCTGGTAAGGATCACTTGAAAGAATGGCCGGTCAGGAGCGGGGTTTGATACACGGGTCACGTCCTGCCATTCCCTGAACAGCAGATCCACGAGACGGCCGCCCATCACCGACCGGGCGATTCTGATCCGCTTGTGATAATCGTCAATGGCCTTCTGCCCACCCGGCCCAAAATCAGTCGGCCTGCCAGCGATCTGATCCCTGATGAACACCGCCTCTTCCACCCGCCCGCGTTCCTCGATCTCGTCGGCGAAGACCAGCCGGGGCGCGTCGTCGTCCGGTGCGGCGATGACGGCGGCGCGGAGAGCGGATTCGTCGGAGATGATGGCGGTGGCACTGGTGGTGCTCATTCCTGACTCCCCGGGATCGGCCCGATCTCCGGCAGCGGATGCGCCGTCTCGACCAGTTCGCGGGCCATCGTCTGCAACTCCTCGAACTCGACCCGCTCCGCGTCGGTTAGTCCGTCCCGGTTTTTCTTGTGGATCAGTTCGGCGCGACGGTGGTTCTGCGCGGCCCACTCTGGGGAGTTGAGCGTTGCCAATGCTGACTCGGCCGTCATGATTCTTCCCCCTGCTTCCCCGGCCGCCGCCCCCGCGCCGGCGCCTCGAAATCCTTCGACGGCTTCTCCAGCAACTCACCCACCCCCACCCCCAACGTCTTCGCCAGCCCCTCCGCCGTCTCCAGCGAAAGCCCTATCCACCCGTGCTCGTACTTCCGCAGGGTAGACGACGGGATGCCGGATTCGACCGACAGTTCCTCCGCGGTCCAGCCCTTGGCCATCCGCAGTTCTTGGATGCGGCGGCCGATCTGCTGGATGCGGGTGAGCGACTTGGGAGGTTTTGCTTTTGCCATGGAGGGGAGCATAGCCCTAATCCGGACTATTTTCAAGATTCCGGGAAAGGGGACTTGCAAATAATCCTGATCGGGACTATTTATATGAAGAGAGAAGAGAACTGAACCTGACACCTGACCCGGAGAAACGACCATGACCGCGACCATCGCCAACCTGACCACCCCCGCCCTGACTGTCGCCCTCCCGCTCGACTCGGCCGACTTCTCTGCCCTCTGGACGGGTGTGACGCTCAACCCGGCCGACAAGGCGCCGGTGCTGATCGCCGCGGATTGGCTGGAGGAGCGGGGCTACGACGCTCTGAGCCTGGCGGTGCGGGCGCTGGCCGGTGTGATCAAGGTCGGGCTGAACTCGATCACGATCGAAACCGGGAAGTTGTTCATCATCCGCGGTCGGAACTCCAAGGGCAAAATCGTCAAGCCGCTCCACTACTACTTCAGCAAGCTCAACGAGGCCGTCCAGTTCGTCGCCCGCCACGCTGCTGCCCACGCTGCCAAGGTGGAGAGCAAGGCGACCGCTCGCCGGGAGATCGCCCGGCAGAAGGAAGAGTGGACCAACCCGTACACCGTCGGCACGCTGCTCTACGACTGCTGGGGCTACGACGAGACGCATTACGACTTCGCCCAGATCGTTGCGGTCGGGCCGCGGTCGGTCACCATCCGCCGGATCTGCCCGGTCCACGTTGAGGGCGGGTATGGCGGCGAGGTGATCCAGCCTGTCGCCGGGAACTTCTACGGGGAGAGCACCTACGACCGGCGGGACGGATCGCCGAAGACGGTCGCTGTCAAGTTCGGGATGGGCAACGAAGGGAAGATGGCGTGGTGCCTGCCGGGCTGGACGGAGGTGAGCGGCCGGGAGCGGTTTGTCTCGACGGCCGGGACGCGGTGAGGGCGGGGCGGGGCTGGATGACCGGCCCGCGGCCCGAGCAAGGTGGGAAGCACGCGACAGCCCGGGGCGAAAATCCCGGGCTCAACTATTTCCGGGATTCCGGTCAGGTTGGCTTGCATATAGTCCTGATCGGGACTAATAATAAAAGGACAGAACTGACGCCAACCAACCAAGGGGATTTGATGCTGCTCGCGACGTTTGACGGACTGCTGGTCGAAGTGCGTGACCCTCAGTGCGTGCGGGACGGCGTTCACTGCTGCTGGATCTTCGACCACCGCAACAACTCGCCGACCATGTACGAAATCCTGGCATTCACGAAGGCCGACACGATGACGGGCGCGGTGATGGCCGCTGTTGACAAGATGGCTGGCACGTCGGCCGGGATTCTGCTGGAGCGGAATGTGTTGCGGACGAAATGCGAGAAGATGTTGGCCGGTTGAGCAACGTAAACCCTGCCGCCGGGATCGCCCGGCGGCTTCTTCCCGCCCTCCATCACCACCAAGGACACCGCGACCATGGACACCTACCGCCTGCGCCAGATGAGCAACGAGTACCGCGAAAACGCCATCGCTTCCGGGACGTGGGTCAAGACCGGCCGCAGCGAATACACGCGGGCGACTGGCGAAGTAGTCAGGAAGACTGGTTCGGGCTGGCTGGTCGTGGATCGCGGTCATGTGTTCGGCGGCCTGTCGTATGCGATGCGGGACGTTGATTCCAAGTATTGAGAATGGCCCGGTGCCGGCCCGGTGCCGGTGCTTCCCACGGAGGCTGACGATGCCGACAATGCGCGAAATGGTTGATATTGCCGACCGCCTGTATGGCGAGTCCGGCACGGACAGTGAGAAGCTGTTCATCCTGCTGGTGGACGTCGGGCTGGCCTACAAAGCGGCTCTCGTCGCCGAAGGCGTTCACGATCCGAACGGCACGATTCTCAGCGGCATTGGCGATCACCTGACCATGTAGTGATGGCAGAGGGGGATGGATGGCGGGAAACTATTTCCGGGATTCCGGAATAAATCCCTCCCCTCCCCTTGCAATTAATCCCGATCAGGACTAATATACCCTCACGAGACAAGCGATCCAACCGAACGCCGAACCGGAGAACTGACCATGACCATCTTCACGACGATCATCGCCATCACCATCTTTGTCGCCGTCCTCAAGGTGATCGAGGTTCTTCAGACCGAGAAGACCGACATCGCCGAGCGTCGCCGGGTGGTCGCCGAAGAAAGCCGGGCTCGCCGGAACGGCTGATCGCCATCTGATGGCCCGGACCGACAGCCGCAACTGACCCCAACCCCGCCCTTGGAACCCTTGGAGACCTGACCCATGAAACTCTGGTGCATCCTTCTGAGTTGTGTCGCCATCGCGGTCCCGGGCTGGCTCGGGCTGACTCTTGCGGCCACGGGTCTGTTCGGGGTGCTGGCGCTAATCGCGGTGGATATCGCGACGGGCGAGTGAGCGGGGCAACTGACATCGCGGAACTGAACGACCGAAACCAAACTGGAGCGATCATGTCCGACAAAGAACTTCCGAAGGGGCTCATGGAATTCGGCAGCACGCTGGTCAATCCAGAGTTCTCCGGCGAGTTGATGAAGCGGTTGCTGGATCTGCCGGAGAACTCTTTCGCTCCCATCGTGGCGAAGCACGCTGAGGCGCTGCAAGAAGTTCTTTCCGCCGAAGTGGCGCTAAGGAATGCGAGACGGAAGGCGGCGAAGATCGCTCAGGACGCCTTCCGTTCGGCTCTCGAGAATTGGACAGTTGCGGAGATTCAGAAGGCCACTGGCTACGACGACGAGTGACGATAAGCCCGGTTGGTCCAACGGATGACAGAAGGCAAGACGGCGGGTGCGGTCGGGATCGGCAAGCAGCATGCGGCCCAACGATTCCGGCCGAGTAACACCCGCACACCCGCACCCGTCAATCCTCTTCAAGGACGCCGGCAACTGAGCCGGAGATGGGCGGTTCGACTCCCCCGCCGGGCATGACAGAGTTAATCAAGGTGAGCCATACTGGACCGACCCGCCCCCAACCCCCCTCCCCCGGTCTCGCCCGCTGGCAGGCGAAGATCCGCGGCGCCATCGCCAAAGCGGAGGGCGGCTGAAGGGGAGGGGCGTAGCCTACGTACCAACAGCTTGCCTCAACCCGCACTCCCCGACAATTACCGACACCTGCGCCGCCGCTCACCGTCCCCACGATTCCCCGTGATTCCTGCGCGTTTCCCCCGTATTCTTCCGGCATTCCCGCCGCTCCAAATTGCTTTTGTCACATGGATGACACGCTAGGGGTCACAGGTTCAAATCCTGTAGCGCCCACTGAAACCCTCGGAGAAATCCGGGGGTTTCGTCATTTCTGCGGGGAGAGAAAACGTGGGCAGGGCGTAGGCTACGCCCCTCATAGCTTCGGCCGGGTCGCAACTGACCTAAAGCGCCGATCAATTCGCGGTACCATTTCCCTGTCTCTCGCGATCGCGTTTCGCTGCTGACCGTGCTGACCGACAGAATCTGACCGGCTTTCCGGCTTCCCACCAACTGCCCGCGCGACTCCCCACGGTTCGCGCGGCGGGAGTGCGTCCGTGCCGTTCCCCGCCACCTACATCACCGCCCTCGGTGTCCGCCGGCCCCTCCCCGAATGGGTGCGGCTGACCAGGATCCCGGCCGGCACGATCCGCTCACGGCTCGCAGCAGGGTGGGAAGCCGATCGGGCTGTCTCGACGCCGAGCGATCCGCGGTTCCGTGGGATGGGGCGGACTCCGGAGTGTGCGCCGCGACCGTGCCCGCGGTTGAAGCGGCACACGAGCGGGCAGGCTCACGTGGTTTGGAAGGATCAGGGGAAGCGGCACTTCAGATACTTCGGGCGGTGGGGATCGGCGGAAGCCGGCAAGGCATACGCCCGGTTTCAACTCGCATGGGCATCCCACGCGGTCCGGGAGATTACCGCGGTCCGGCCTGGCGTGGGCGGCCCGAGCATCGTCAGGCTCGTCAGCGATTGGAACGACCGGTGCAAGGTCGAGTATCGCAAGGACGGTCGCCCCACCGGTGAACACCTCATCCATCGGGCGGCGTGTCGGTTCGTGGTTGATCTGACCAAGTCGGTATTCCCGGGGCTTCTTGCTGCCGAGTTCGGCCCGGTCCACCTGCGTGAGGCGCGAGAGCAGATGATCGCGGCGGGGCTGTCGCGGACGACGATCCGGGCTTACCAGAGTCGGGTTGTGCAGATGTTCGGCTGGGCGGTCGGTGAGGATCTGATTCCGGCTGAGGTGTACCAACGGTTGCAGCGGGTTGGCCATCTGCGACCGCACGCCACGGAGGCGAAGGAGAAGGTGGCGAAGGTGGCAGCGAAGTGGCGAGAAGTCGAGAAGGTCATTCGGCACCTGCACGCTGATCCATCGCGGCGGGCTGTCATCGAGGCGATCGTCCGGACGCACTGGTACATCGGTGGGCGCCCGTCGGAGTTGGTGGCGATGCGGCCGGAGGATCTGGACCGCTCGGAAGAGGTGTGGACCTACTCGCCGGCCAGTCACAAGAACCAGCACCGGGAAAAACCGCTGACGTATTGGATCGGTCCGAAGTGCCAGGCGTTGCTGCTGCCGTTGCTGGAGCGGTGCGGGCCGGGGGAGTTGGTGTTCCGGTATCCGCCGCGGGTCTACGCGAAGAAGGGCGGCGGAGGGACGGCGGATCACCATGAGCCCCGCGCCACGATCCCCATCACCGAAGCGACCGCGACCGCTCCGCACCCCCAGCGTGGGAAGTCCCGGCCGATCTCCAGACGGGAGTACGGACGGCGCGTGAAAAAAGCGTGTGAGGCGGCCGGCGTGAAACCGTGGACTCCCCACCAACTGCGGCACGCTCGCGCGACGGAGGTGCGCCGGATCTACGAGAGCAACGCGGCGGCAGCGGCGGCGATCGGGGACAGCGAGGAAGTGACCCGGGCGATTTACACGGCGGGGTCCGGGGTGCCGAATGAGGTCGCGCGGCGGATCGCGAGAGAGACCGGCTGACCCAGGCCGAACCGCGCATTACTACCCACGGGCTTCCGGTCGCGCGGTCTTTTTCCCACATTCCGGGAATTCCAGCCATAGAGCGCTGCCGATCCGATTCTAGTGGTTATGTGTACAGTATGAAGAGAATCGGGCTGGGTGGCGGCCGGGAACCGGTGGGGCCGGATCTCGGGTTCGGGTCTGGATAGACCGTGCCACGTCGGCTGTGTCGCTTCTGGAAAATCAGGGCGGAAAGGGAAAAAGGTGCGTCATGGGAGGAGCAAAAGGACAAGTACACATGGAGGGCAGCGAGAACGTCAAGGGGCTGGCGATCGTGGACCGGAATCGGGTCCGGGTGCTGATGTCGTTTCCAGTCGTGGCGTCGCAGGCTGAATCACCACCCGACTTGGCCGCCGCTGCCGGTTGCGCCAGCACTCCGCCGGACAAGCCCGACCCGGACCGGGCCGAGCACGCCGACGACTTCAGTTGGGTGAACTGGTACGGCCGGGTCTACACGTTCCGAGATGAGCGGCAGCAGCAGGCGATCGGCGTGCTGTGGAGTGCGTGGAAGGACGACGGCTGGGCGTTCGAGCAGGCGATCCTTGACATCGTCGGGACTGACGCGTCGCGACTCTACGATCTGTTCCGCACGTCCCAGGCGTGGGGGACGATGATCAAGTCGGCCGTGCCCGGTGGTGGACCCGCGGGGGCGTTCCTGTTGAAGGCGCCGGCGTGGGCGAAAGACAAATCGGCGGCGTGAGCCAGCAGAATCCGAGCGGACCGGTCCCGGAGCAGCGGGGCCGGTCACGGATCAGGTTTGACAAAGACAGTCTTCCCGTTTTTGTCGGTGAGCATCAGCCACGGAGATCCTTCCCGCATCAGCAGAGTTGCGGACGCCTTGTCCTTCTTCACCATCACGGCACCCGGCCCGAAGCTCGTCTCTCCACGGTCAGACTTCGTCGTGAACAAGGTGCCGGTCTCCCGCACGATGAACTGACCTTGGTCTTTCCCCTTCGCATCCTCGAAGTTGATCCCGCCAGTCACGACGAGCGTTTCCACTTCGACGGTCTCAGCCCGAATGATCTTCTCTTTCTTCGGTGCGTCCTTGGCTTGAGCCCCGAGATCCGCGGTCGGCGAGAACACCCAGCCCGATGCGGTCGCGGCCAAGCTGATCGCGACAAGTGCGACCAGTCGGCGGTTGCTCCGCTCAAGACGGCGGATTCTGTCGGTGTCGGTCGTGTCGGTCATGGTGAAACTCCAGAAGTGAAATCGTCAGCCCATCTCAGGAAGGCGGATCGCTCGCCTTTCTCGCCATCTCTGCCTGCGCCGCCAGGTACTCCACAAGCGCCTCGATCGCGAACGCCTTGAACGTCATGTAGCGCGACCGACAGAACGGCAGCGATTTCTCGACCAGTTCCGTCGGGAACCGGACCGGAGTGAACTTCGGCTTGTCGGCGTCCGTGGCATCGCTTGCGGCAGTCCGGGCCGGCTTCTTTTTGTTGGCCATGAAGCGATTGTGAGCGAGCACCTTCGTTACCTCAAGGGAGTTCTGGGGAATTTGCCCTAACTCCTTATTCGGAGGTACCCGGGAAAATATTTACAAAACCTGACTTGCCATTTCAGGTACCTGAAGTTACTTTATGGGTACCTTGAGGATTACGCGGATGGCGAGCAGGATGTCGAATCGGAAGCCGGTTGCCGCGAAGGGGGCTGGCGCAGGTAGCCGGGCAGCAGCCAGTAAGGACCGGTCGCTCTCCGCCACGGGCGCGGCCGAATTGCTCGGCGTCTGCCGGAAAACCATCTGGCACTGGATCACTCGTGGGTACGGGGTCCGGATCGACGGCAGCAAGCCGGGCCGGATCTTCCTTGCGGCCGAATGTGTCGGCCACGACTGGCGAATTGAACCGGCCGCGATCAAGCGGTTCCAACGGGAACTGAAGGCGGCGCGAATGAGGACCGTCCCGTGAAACGTCCCGGCTCGCTCACCATCGACGAACTCTCAACCTCGTGGCTGATGACCCGCCGCCGAGTCAGCCGTGAACAGGTCGGCGACTTCATCGAGCGTGGCCAACGGGCGGAAGACCGGTGCCGGGCGTTGGAGCGGCGGGAGCGGATTCTGACCCGGATCAATCAGGTGCTGACGGTGACCGTTGCGGCGCTGATGTTCGTGATGATCGCGTTGGTGACGCGGTTCCAGCAGCAGCAGTAACGGTACGGCGACACGACAGAGACAACGGAAGAACTCGCGAACTCGCAGTGATCAAAACTCTCGCAACTGAATTCGCAACATGGAGGAGCGGAGCGATGCTGGCAGACGACCATGCCGCGGCGAAGCACTACGCCGAAATTATCGAAATCTTGGATCGAGCCGACCGGGAATTGATGCCCGAGGACTACGCCAGTCTCCTCAACGAAGTTGAGACGGAAGCGGAGAGCCGGTTCGATGACATGGATGTTGACGACGACGACGATTCGACGCCAGCAGTGACACCTACGACTCCGACCTTGACGACTTCGCGGATGAGGACTGAGTCGTGCCGACCGCTGCTGAGACATCAACGACGACCGCGGCTGAAACCGCAGTCACCGAATTGACGCTCGACCAGTGCGGCGAACGCTGCGGCAACGTTAGCGCCACCCGCATCAAGAGTTGGATTGTCAACGGGCTCAGCACGAGACTCGGCAGGCTGAAACTGAAGGCACGCAACTACGGGCGTGGAGTTGGCTGGCGGGTTAGTGTCGCCAACCTCAACGCGTTCGTTGAATCGCTGAGCCGGTCGAAGCTGCCGCGGGATCACGATCCGCTGACGGTGGTCGATCCTGGTGACGAGCGGTTTGAGACGTCGAGAGAGCGACAGGAACAGAAACGGGAAGACGCGGAACTGATCGCGAAGATGCAGCGGTCCGGGGAGATGAGTCCGGACCACAAACTACCGACACGGAGGTTGACAGGAACCCGATGAACTTGAACTTGTCCGATCTTGGGGCTGATACGACCGCCGACGACCCCATTCACTTGTCGATCAACCGGCGGGGCTCGGTGCTCAACGGGTACGGGTCGCACGGGGCCTTGCGGATGGATGCCGTGCCGCTGGCCTCACCGTCCGCTGTCCTGCCCCTGCCAGAGATCACGACCCCGCTGAGCGTAGGCGATTGGGTGGAGATCCTGACCGGCTCTCACCGCGGATGTGCTGGTGTCGTCCAGTCGGTCGAGATCGGGATCGATGGCGAGCAGTCGTGGGTGATGGTGCGGTTGCAGGGCGGGCCGAAGGTTGAGGTGCCGCGGGCGGACGTGGCGTTGATCGCGACGGATCGAAACTAACAAGAGGCCGCCCCGATGCCGTTTTACGAGTGGTCAACCGGAGACGAACGACGTGACGACCTGCGGCGCGTCTCCACCGATATCCGCGAGTTGGCACGGTACGACGTCGGATCGACGGTGATCGTCGGCAGGGGTCCGAACGGCCAGCAGTGGAAGGTGACCGGGTTCAGGATCGAGACGGACGGGGAGAGTGAGACTGACCCGACGTTCAAGTATCTGATCCGGTGTGTGCTCCCCACGACAGGGCAGAGGATGGATTCGGCGGTGGAGGAAGCGGAGATTTGGGGACTGCACAAAGAGGTTGAGGGTAAGCCGAAGCCGGGGAAGCGGAAGAAGAAGGTTGAGACGGCACCGGTTGAGCCTACCACGCAACCGCCGCCGTTCATTGATCCTGTTTCCTTCGTGTGAGATCACAGCCGTCCGGGACGGCGGTTGTGAACGGTGGCACCGATACCGGGCTCGTGGGAGAGGCGAGCGAACGAGGTTGCAGGCACACACGGGCTTGCAACTGCGGTGCAACTGGAGGGTCAGGCGGGTGCCTGCACCGGGCTCATAACCCGGTTGTGGTCGGGTTCGAGCCCCACCCCTCCGATTGGTCCGGGAGTGCCCAAGGCATTCAAGCCGTGCATGGCACGTTGGGAATAACTACCCCACCCGGACCTCCTTGGGGCGGAAGCACAATTGGACGTGCGACCGGCGACGGCCGGAAGGTTGAGAGTTCGAATCTCTCACGCTCCATTCTCTCGGGTGTCCACGGTTGGACACGTTGGTTTCGTAGACGCGGAGTCATCGGGTGCGCGGGTGCGATGCCCCGCCGAGAGAGTTTTCTTCAAGGGCAGGAGGTTGGTGATGAAGCGGATGAATCTGGGTCTGAAGTCTCTGACGTTCGGTGTGCTGGCGATCGTGGCGCTGATGCTCGTGCCGTCCACGTCTCAGGCGTGCTGGCTGTTCGGCGGGTGCGGGAAGGGCGGCCACGGTGGCGGTGGGTGCGGGTTCGGTCTGTTCAGTCGCGGCCACTGCGCCCCGGCCTGCAACGCCGGCGCCTGTCACTCGGGCTCGTGCGGCGTTCGATCAGGCTACGCCGCCCCTGCCGTGGGATGCCCCGGAGGTGTGTGTCCCGCGATTCCGCCCGGCAAGGTCCAGCGGATCGAGACGCTACCGCCGCCGCTCGCGAGTACCGTGGGAAGCCCCGTGGTGACCTACTGGATCGAAACCCGCGGGCCGGACGGCCGGGTGTATCTCCAGCAGATTCCGCCGCCGACGCCATCGAGCGTGACGACCGGCGGGAGTGGCGGAGTGGCGTCGAGTCCCGAGATCCTGCCGGCACCGATGCCGGCAACCATCCCGACGGGAGGTGAGCGCCAGACGCGACGCTAAGTGACGACCCGTCGCGGGTGCAAGTGAAGATTCTCGGTTGGAGTTATGGGGGCGACTCTCGGCCAAGATCCAGCGAGTGGGCTGGACGGGAAGGCCACTCGGGACACACGGCCCGGGGAATGTCAGTTCGAATCTGACGAGTTGTCTGCGAGGTCTGGTTCGTTTCTTCCCACGGAGCATCGTCGATGAGGTATCAGATCGTGTTGGCGACTGGCACGCCCCAGAACGCCGCGGACGGAGTTCAAAACCAAGTGACGAACTTGATTGCCGAAGGGTGGCAACCGCTTGGCGGATCGAGCATCGCAGGCATGGGTGACGGATGGGTCACCATCACGCAGACAATGGTGAAGTGATCTCGACAGGAAGAGCCGTCAGCCAAGTGGAAGGCTACCCCAGGCGACTCTGGGGCAATGCTGGTTCGAATCCAGTCGGTTCTTTTGGACTTCTCGGCAAGGCTGAATCCGTGGAACTCTGGCTTCACAAGGCAACTGGCAACTGGTGCAAAAAGCATCGCGGGAAGTTCTTTTACTTCGGGAAGGACAAGGAACAGGCGCTGGTCAGGTTCCGGGCCGAGTGGGAGGCAATGACGGTGGCAACAGAAGAAATCAGGAAATTATCCATGCCTCCTTTGGAGTTTGTCCAGCAGTGCGCCTGCTACAAGGAATGCGGAAGCACCGTGTCGTTCAAGTTCACGGTTCGCGGCAGAGATGGCGTGATGTCGATGCCAAACTGCTCATTTGTTTCGACACGGAGGAACCAGGAATCACAAAAAGGAAAGGTTGTAGTTGATAGCGTCAGTGAGTTCACAGGAATGGACCTCCATGAGTATTCGTACACAATGGTTCCAGCCATTGAAAAACTGATACCGAAATCGCTGAAGTTGAACTACTGCCGTTTTGTAAGCTCGTTCACGAAGCTAGTCACGAACTATTTCAGTGGCGAACGAAAGCCATCGACATACGAGACTCACGATGGTCGATGGTGGGAGCGGATTGCGAATCCGGCCGTCTTGTTGGGCAAATGGAAGTTGACCCAAGTGGACAGGCCATGGGGGACGCTGGTAGGACCAATGCGGTTTTTCGACGCCGAAGAGATCGCGGACGAGGTTCTTTGGCGGATCGGTCAGAAGGTTAACTGTAACTGCTCGCGATGCGGAACGATGACGTACTGTCTGGATCTCGCATCGATTGAAGTAGGTGAGGCGCGTCTGTGTAGGGCGTGCCGAGAAGAGATGTGGTGGACAACATGGGAGTCGCAAGCATGTCGAAGACAGGAACTGCAAAACCTCCGAAGGGCGGAGCGGCAGATGAAGCACGTCGGGAAAATCGTCTTCCGGAAACGCCGGGAGCGCCAGTCGTCCCGGCCGTGATGGCTCAGCCGGTTTCACCGGTGAAGACCTCTGCCGACCTCACGAACATGATGGCCGGACTCATGGCCGGACTCATCTCCGGTGCCGTCTCGCCGAACGTCTCCAACGCGGTTGTCAAGGCCGGCAACTTGCTCGTGAAGGTCGCGGAGATGGAGATCAAGTACGCGAACAAGACGCCGCAGGTCGCTCCGACCCCGCTGCAATTTATCGCGAACTCCTGATGTAACCGCTCGACGCCGACCGCATAGGCTGGCGTCGAATCGCCCACACCACACACACGACCACACCCGAGACACGCACCCATGGCCGCTACCGTCTCCCCTCCGAACAAATCAACTCTCGCAATCGAGAAGTTCGATCCGATCATTCCGAAAAACACCTCGGAACTTCTGGTGCTCGCCCAGGTTTTTTACGCGGCTGGACTGCACAGCCGCGGCATCACCAGACCAGAAGGTGTGGCCGCGGTCATCGCCTACGGGCTTGAACTTGGCATCCGTCCCGCGACTGCACTCAACAGCATCTATGTGCAAAATGGGACTGCAAGAATTTGGGGCACGCTCCCGCTCGGGTTGGTGCTCGCCAGCGGGTTGATGGAAGGAACGCCGAAGGAATGGTTCTCCGGCGAAGGCGACGAGCGAACCGCACATTGTGTGATCAAACGTCGCGGCGACGAGCAGGGTGCCGTCGAGTTCACCTACAGCCTCGGTCAGGCGAAGCACGCGGGTCTTCTCGGGAAGGCGGAATCCAAGGGCAAGAAAATGCCTTGGGACAACGACAGCGACCTGATGCTGAAGTACCGTGCGAGGGGTCGCGGTCTCAACGACAAGTTCGCGGACGTTCTCAACGGTTTGACAATCGCTGAACTTGAGAGGGACGACGAGCCGGAGACGACGGGGACTTCCCACGCAGGGGGTGATGCGGCGAAGCAATCCGGCGGCGCGAGCGGTTCCGGTTCGTCGTCAGTGGTCGTCACGGGTGTCAGGACCGACGCGCCCGGCTCATCGCCAGCCCCCCAAGGTGGGAAGCTCGGCAGTTCCGGCGAGCCGGTCACCGGTACCACCCCGGCGCTATCCGACAAACTCACCGACAGCCAACTCCACGACATCCGCCGGTTGATGCCCGACTGGTGCCGCCGGAACTTCGTGGACCCCGACACCAACAAGGACGCCGCTCTCGCCGCGTGGCAGGCGTTCCTCAAGGTGTCGTACGGCGTCGTAAAGGCGGCCGAATTGACCGTCGCCCAGGCCACGGACCTCCTCTCCATCCTGCTGCCCATCAGCAACGCGGCGGACCCGGCGGCCAAGGTGTTCGACAGTGCGGCGAAGGTTGAGGCAGCGGGGAACGCGGGGGAGAGCGTGGCACCGGCCGTTGAACAGTCGGCACCGGACGCCGCGACCGTCACGACTTCGACCCCGGACCCCACCCCGGCCGGAGGGACGACCGCATAACAGCGCCGGCCTTGCCAGCCGAATACGCCGACCTCCCCGGGCCGCTCCTCGACCTGATGCGGCAGTGGGGAGTCGGGCGAGTGGAGAGAGCAGTGATTGCCGCACTCGGGTTCCCGGCCGGGTGGGTTGAGACGGGGAGGGAGATCGGGATGGTCCGGGAATGGATTGAGATCAACAACGCGAACGTGAAAACCAACTGACCGAACTTTATCAACGGAACCAACGAGACCAACACCAATGGCAATCGACCTGACCCAAGAACTCCTCTCCCAGGACTTCGCGATCGACGCGGGCGAAGTGGAGTCGGCCGCGGCATCGTCCGGGGCGCTCCCCGACGGGAAATATCACGCGAGACTCGATGGCGCCCAGCAGAAGGACGCCGGCGGCACACCCTGCTGGGATCTGTTCTTCCTCGTGCTCACCGGCCCGTTCGCTGGCCGGAAGCCGAAGTACACGCTGTGGATGGGCACGAGTGAGACGGACCGCGACGGCAACCAGAAGAGCCAGGAGGATCTGGCCGAAGCGGTGAAGAAGATCAAGCGCGAGTTCAGCTACGTCGCGACTCGGCTGGGACTCCAAACCAAGAAGGTGGAAGGCACCGGACCGAACGCAAAGAAGACCTACGTGTTCGCCAAGCGGGCTGACGGCACTCCGCTCCGTGACTTCCGCGACCTGATCGGCCAGTCCGAGGTGGTCATCGAGACGAAGAGCCGGACGAACGACTTCAAGGGGGAGAAACGGACGTTCACGGAAGTCGCGAAATACGGGGTGTGGCGGTTGGACGAGCCGGAAGCGAAGGACGTGAGCAAGGCCAAACCGGGCGAGCGACCGGCGGTCAGCGTGCCGAGCGCGGCGGCAGCGAGCCGGGATCTGTCGGACCTCGCGTGAGACAGCGGGTCTGCGACGTGGGGATCGTGGGAAGCAGTGACGGCGACGTGCGCTAAGCGGCATAGCGGCTCGGGTCAGATCCGAGTGGGCGGGAGCCAGTACCGAACCGGTGAGAATCCGGCGGGGTGATCCTGCTGTGTGGGCTTCGAGACCCACCGTCGCCAGTGAAAACAGTGGCTTTCACCTACATCAACGTGTCAAGATGAAAAACAAAATCCCGTCTGGCGTTGCTGTCGCCATTGTGATCGGCGACCAACGCGTTGGGGTTGAGACGCATAATACCGCATTTTTCGTCACACATGACGAGCATGGACATGGCGGTTGGAGTCGAGAAGACTTTTCGCGAAAGTTCGCCGCAGAGTTGGATTCAATTGTGAAAAAGGCTTTTGTTGAACTGGCTGACAAGCATGGGATATGGGACTGGTTTGCTTCGACTATCAAGGAATCGCGGGATGATTGGGTTCGCTTTGAGGCCGAAGAGGATGCCGAGGAATTGGCTGATGCAGAAGATGCCCTAAACACCGCCCGTAATGCCCTCGCAGTCACCGGATTTGAATGGCTTGGATCGCAATTCGAAGCCAGAAGCACTGATTAGACGAGCACAACAGCCATCAACAGGACAAGACTAACAACAGGAGTATCAACGTGTCCAAACTGCTTTCCCTCGAATCGCTCGGTGACCTCTCGCTCGGCCAGTCCGGCGCGGTCATCGACAAGGCCATCCGCCAGACCGTCGCTGACCTCGATGACCGCGGCGACGACGGCCAACCGCGCAAGGTCAACATCCAGATCGTGTTCAAGAAACTCGACAGTGGCACGGTCACGACGAAGGTGGAGGTTGAGGCCAAGCTGCCGAAGTACAAGACGATCACCACGATCGCGGAGATCAAGAGCAAGGGCGGCGAGCCGAAGTTGCAGTTCCAGCCGCACAGCCCCGAGCGGCCGGACCAGCCGTCGTTCCTCGATGAGGAGGAAGAGAAGGCCAAGAAGGCAAAGAGGGGCGAGTAACCGGCCCGCCGACCTGCCGACCAGCAACACCAACAGCACCCACCAACCGACCCGCACACAACCCTCAACGGAGTGACTTCCCACCATGATCGAAGAAGCAATCAATGCCCTGATCGAACTCGGCAAGAACACCGCCAGTGACATCGTCGCGGCCCCCAGCGAGCCGGACGGCAGGTACTACCTGCGCGACTCGGACGGAGAACTCGAACTCGTCACGCCAGGCGTCAAGGACCGGCGACACACCGCCTTGTCGCTCGTCACCATCTCGCAGTTCGCCACCCGTGATAGCAGCATCCATGCCATCTGGGTGGGACGCTCTGGAATCACCCTCCTGCTGGATGACAACGATCGCAGCGAATCCGTGAATCTCGCTCTGCACCTGTCCGAGCCGTTCGCGATGCTCGTCAACCTGACCACCAACCCGAAGAAGTACACGCAGCGGGACGCCGTCCTCCTGCTCCGAACCGTGTTCGCGGACTGTCAGGATCTCTGCCCCGAACTTCTCCCGTTCGTCCGCCAAGTGAAGTTCACCACCAAGACCGAGACGGCCAACCAGATCCAGCAGGGCAAGGCGTCCACCGGCCGGGCGATCGACCAGGAGGTTGCCGGCGTCTCGAAGGTGCCGGAACGGGTGGTGCTGCGCGTCCCGGTCTACCTCAACGAGATCAAGCTGATCTGCGACATCCGCTGCGAGGTGGACATCGACCTGTCAGCGGAGACTTTCCGGTTCATTCCGTTCCCGGCCGACATCGAGTTGGCCTACCAGAACGCCACCGGTGAGGCGGCGAACAAACTCCACGACCTGCTGAAGTCGGCGGGGGTGGAGGCACCGTACGAGCGGATCTACTTCGGGACGCCGTGAGACGCGGGCGCGGCGGCGCTGGTCCCGTGGCAACAACCTCGTGGGAAGGACGGTGGATCCTGAAGTAGCTCATCACTTGAACGACTGACGGCCGTTTACGGGCCAACAATGGAGAGGCTTCCAACCGCAAAGAAGGGAGATGGCAACCATGTGAAGTTCAACTGTCGGAACTGAGTGGAATGTTTTGGCGTGTGGTCCCGAGCGTCTTGGAGATAAGGTCGGATCGGGGCACTGTAGCGGAGACAAGGCCGATGGGATCACGAGGTTACAAAGCTGGTGGCTACTCATGGATGAAGCAGGTCTGGTGCCCATTGTGCGGGAAGAGTTTTCCAGTCGGCAGCAGGAGATTCGCCCGAGAGGCGAGAGACAAGGACAGCGAAAAGCCACTCGTCCCATGCATGTACAAGCCGAGATGCGAGGAGAGGCAAACGAAACGAGAGGAACGACAGAAGCAGGGATGATCAGGACACGGGTGTAGCTCAACTGGAAGAGCGCGGGGCAGATAACCCCGAGGTTGCAGGTTCGAATCCTGCCACTCGTATGGAACCGCGGCCGGACCGTTGCTGGCTTGGCCGGCGTCTGCGATGTAGCGGACGTGGAGTGATGTCCCGGTTTCTTTGACTCGACTCGACAGACTCGACCTCGACACAATTCGCCGTCATGAATGACGAGCGGGACGGCTGGCAAACACCGGCCGGACAAGGCGTTTTGCGCGCATCACGGATCAACTGGACGAACCGCACGACATGGACCCGCTGACGCCACACCCGGATTCGCTCGCCGATCTGCTCGGCGGGATCGACGCTGGACTTCCCACCCAGCAGAAGATGGGGCCGGGCGGAAAACCTGCCGCGTGGGGCGATCTGCTCATCGACAGCAACACAGGCAGGCCGGTTGGGTGGGGAACGGAAGCCAACCCCACTGCCCCACGAGAGACGATCGCCCGCGACCGCACCAAAACTGAACACGTCGCGCAGGTCTCTGAGGTCAAGTTCGAGAAGCCAGACGGCTCGTTCATCATCCTGCGCCTCAACGACGGGACCTCCGCCCAAGGCCCAGGCGAGCGAGACAATTTCTCCCCCGGGATTCGCTACCGGTTCATGGGGCGATGGAAGAACCATCCGCAGTGGGGAGACCAGTTTCACTTCACGTCGTTCACCGTGAACTCGTTCGCGGGTAAATCCGGGGTCATCACCTACCTGACGAAAACCTGCGACGGGATCGGCGAGAAATCCGCCGGGCGACTGTGGGCGGCATACGGCCCGGACACGCTCGACGTGCTGCGGAACGAACCGGCCCGGGTGGTTGCGGATGGGATTTTGTCGGAACCCGTGGCGACCGCGGCATCCGCCGACCTGATCCGGGAACGACATCTCGAGGCTACCAAAGTCGGGTTGCACGACCTGCTCAACGGCCGGGGGTTTCACGGTCGCCTCCAGAAACAGGCGATCTCCAAGTGGGGAGCGAAGGCACCGTCTACCATCCGCCGCGACCCGTTCAAGTTGCTCGGGATGGCCGGTGCCGGGTTCTCCAGGTGCGATCGGCTGTGGATCGATCTCGGGCTGAGGCCGGACCGGCTGAAGCGACAGGCATACGCGGTGGTGCACGAGATCAAGGGGGGCAGGGACGGGCATACGTGGGTAGCGGCGGACTCGGCTGTCGAAGCGGTGGTGAAGGCATGCGGGGGAGCGGCGAAACCGAAGTTGGCGATCAAGCTGGCGCAACGGGCGGGACTGCTGCGGGTGAAGAAGGATGAGGCCGGTGCCATCTGGGTGGCGCTGACCGAACGGGCGGAAGCCGAACGGCGGATCGCGGATTCGATCAAGAGGTTGATGGGAGATGGGCGGACAATGTGGCCGGACAGGATTCCGGTGAGCAAGGAGGAAGGAGATGGTCTCCCGTCTTCCCACCAAGTGGGGGAGTTGCGGTCCGCGACGCTTGCGCCGGTCGGTTGTTTCACGGGCGGTCCAGGGACCGGGAAGACGCACACGCTGAGTTTCTTGCTGAAGGAGATCCTGTTCACCGCTCTCGGGAATGACTCGGTCGCGGTCGCGGCGCCGACGGGTAAAGCCGCGGTCCGGGCGACCCATTCGTTGAAGGCTCGTGGGCTGAACATCCGGGCGACCACGATCCATCAACTGCTGGAGATCGGCAGGAACGGCCACGACGGCGGCGGGTGGGGATTTCTGCGGAACCGGGACAACCCGATTGACCAGCGGTTTTTGATAATCGATGAAAGTTCGATGGTGGATTGTACATTGATGGCCGATCTGCTCGACGCCTGCGCCCCTGGCCTCTATCTCCCCGCTCAACCCGAGCACTTTGTTCCCGCCGGCCAGTTGGTCCCGCCCCGCTGCCGGCGCTGTCACCGACTCCTCACTCACCCGGAGTCATTGCAAACCGGCTACGGTCCCGAGTGCGTGAAGCGAGCTGATCCGTCAACGTTCGCCCCGGTGCGATCGTCGTTCGCCGGTCCCGAAGGCGTGAGAATCCCGGCCCTCCCGGAAGTCCGCTCGCCTGGCACTCACGTGCTGTTCGTCGGCGATCCGAACCAACTCGCACCAGTCGGCCACGGTGCCCCGCTACGGGATCTTCTCGCGTCCGGAATCCCCACCGGCGAACTGGTCGAAGTGCGGCGGAACGCGGGCAGGATCGTGATGGCGTGCAGGGACATTAAAGCCGGGCGGCCGGTTGAGTTCTCGCCCAAGATCGACCTCGAACCGACGGTCAACGAGAACTTGAAACTGGTGGAGTGCGGGTCGGCACAGGTCGCCGATACGGTCGTTGAGATCCTGTCGATGGGGAGCATACGCGGGTTTCATGCGGTGTGGCAGACGCAAGTGATCGTCGCGTTGAACGAGAAGGGATCGGTGGCGCGAACCGACCTGAACGCGAGACTGCAAAAACTGCTGAACCCCGCCGGGCGATCCCATCCCAAGTGCCGGTTCCGAGTCGATGACAAAATCATCTGCACCAAGAACACGTGGTTGCGTCCCACGCTCCCACCGTGGCAACACTCCGGGGACGATCTGCTCAACGCGGACCGGTACCGGGATCTCAAAGACGACACGATGCAGGTGTACTGCGCGAACGGCGAAATAGGCCGGGTGATCGCGGTCGCGGCTGATTCGTGCGTGGCGCGGTTCGGGGAGTCGGATCAGTTGGTGAGAGTGGGTGGGAAGCCGGGGAAGAGCGAGGGAGGCGGCGACGGCGGAGAAGAAAAGAAAGCGGAAGGTAGCACGGCCGATTTCGATCTCGCCTACGCGATTACCTGTCACAAGATCCAGGGCTCAAGCTCCCCGTGCGTCATCGTCTGTCTTGACGACGCCGCATCATCGATCGCTGACCGCAGCTGGCATTACACCGCACTCAGCCGGGCGGAAAAACTCTGCATCGTGGTCGGGCCGCGTGGCGTGTTGAACTCGCAGGCGGCGAAATTCTCGTTGGTGAAGCGGAAGACGTTTCTGACGGAATTGATCAGGGAATCGCGGGAGGTGAGTCATGGCGGCGATTGACATCACCAAAGAACTCAGCGCCACTGATTCTGGCAGCGGCATTCCTAATGGAAGGTACAAGGCCAAACTGATTAATTTCAGGAAACTGGCCCCTACCAAGTGGACCGAGATCCAGAACCTGACCGTCGGCGAAGAGGTGATCGGTTCAAACGGACTGCCCACCTTGGTCAAGGGCGTTTATCGCCATGAGCCGCGCCAAATGTACCAGGTCAAGTTCTCGGACGGAACTTCAGTCGAGTGCGACGGAAAGCACTTGTGGCAGGTTAAAACGCTCAACGGGCCATCAAAGACGATGGCCACGGATAGCATCAGGCAGTTCGGAACGCACTCGCCGTCAGGAGAGCCGAGATTCAAGATTCCGATCTTGTCAGGCGCGGCGCAGCTGAATTCGACGGGTGATAGGCCGATCGACCCGTACACGCTGGGGGCTCTTCTGGGTGACGGATCGATCACCTCCAGGGGATCGGCTACACTCACCTGCGAACACGAAATCGTTGCGAACGCGACGGTTCCGGATGGGCATTCATGGAGACGGATCGAAGGTTCCGACAAGGGGAACGGGACTGTCGCGACCTACGCATCGAACGGGTCAGAGTGGCATAAAAACCTGATCCTCGACGGCCTTCGATCTCTCGGCTTGTTTGGCATGCGAGCTTGGGAGAAGCGTGTCCCGGAAGCATACCTGTTTGCTTCAGCATGGGATCGGCTCGAACTCATCCGCGGGCTCATGGACACCGACGGAACCATCAAGACCACTTCGGGGATCGTCGCGAAGTTCTGCACAACATCGAAGCAACTTGCAAAGGATGTCGTCTTCCTCGCCCAATCGCTCGGCGGCGTCACTCGCACTGACACCGAGGAGAATAGCCGATACTTCTACAAGGGCGAAGAGCGATTCGGCCGAATGAAGTATTTAGTTTCTCTCCGGATGCCGAGCGGGTGCAACCCGTTCAAACTACCTCGCAAGGCTGATCGGTGGCAACCGACCAAGAAGTCAATTTGCCGGTGGATCGTATCAATCACGCCGACTTCAATCGAGCCTTGCACCTGTATCGAGGTGGCCGCCGATGACCAGTTGTACGTCACTGAAAACTGCATCGTGACGCACAACTCCCAGGCGATCCGGACCAAGTCCCACAATCTCCAGTTCGCCGGGCTGGAGAGAGACCGGGCCGGCGCTCGTGGGGCACTGCCCGACTACCTGATCAAGTTCCGGGCACCCGGCGAGAACAAGACGCCCATCGTGTCCGCCGGCGACGTGACCCGCAACAACTGGATCGATTGGGCGGAAGCGTGTTGGTCGGACATCCGGGAGACGGACACGCTCAACGTGGAAGGGACGAAGGGAGAAGGGGACACGAAGCACATCTGCCCTCTTCAATTGGGTGTCATCAATCGGCTGGTGCGGCTGTACTCGCAACCGGATGAACTCGTCTTCAGCCCGTTCGCCGGGATCGGCAGCGAGGGGTACGAGTCGCTTAAGTTGGGCCGGCGCTTTTATGGCGTGGAGCTAAAGCCTGAGTATTTTGCGACCGCGAAACTGAACTTGGCTCGGGCTGAGAAGTCGATGAAGACCGCGAAGGAAAACGACCTGTTCGCCGGGATCGCAACCGCAGGAGTCACCACATGAGCATCACGCTCCGAATCGACGGCGGAGACATCGCCTTCCTCCCAACAGTCAACGCGGCCAAGCAGAAATGCCGGGAACTGTTCGGCGACGACATCCGGTTCAGTTCGAAGAACACGGATCGCGACGGGGACACGTACATCCACGTTCTTGAGGCGACTAGCGGAGCGTTTCTGGCCAGCATCGAGACACCGAATTCGAGATCGCGGAGGGCGGCGTGAGCAAGAGCAAAACCAAACCGACCAACCGCCCGACTCGGCTCTACTTCATCGACCGCGGGCCGCAACCCGAGAACCACAAGGCACCGTACCACCGGTTCCTGATCTGCACGGACAAGAAGACAGCAGAGTGGGAAGTTGGTCATTCGTCACGGCCCGGATGGCTCTGGGTGCGCGATGAAGTTGGCGACCGCGAACACGGCGGGTCCGGCTGGCTGATTCTGCGGTGGAATGGACTGGTGATCGACTATGGGCCGGTCGTTCACTCGTTCCTGCTGCCGGACAACAAACGCACCGGGTTCAGCCATCCGGGGCAGAATGAAGCCCCGTGGTGGATGCTGAAGGAAGCCGTCTGGTGGTCAACGAAGATGATCCCGTGGTGGCTGGTGGATATCGGAGTGAAGCCGCCGGAGGATTCGTTCAGCCTCGATTTGATCAGCAAGAAGTACGAACAGGGTCAGTTCTGAACCGACGCAAGGAATGCAAAAAGGAGAGAGAACAGAATGGATTGTTTCATCGTCACGATTTCCAGCCGACTCGACGACTTCATTGTCCGTGTGCTCCCCACGCTACCAGACGCCTGCGCGTTTGCTCGCGATGTGCTGGCCGACCGCGCCGCCTATCTGGCCGCCGGGTGCCGGACCTACCGCCGTGGCGACGTCGCGGCCCGAGATCCGGAGAGTGCCGTGGTGTCGGTGGTCTTGGTGCGGGCCGGGGCTGTGGTGCAGGTGGTGGAGAACTGGAACGCGGAGGCGGCTGGTATTCCGGCAATGCCATTCTGCGGGTTCGAGTTGGCGACGGACAGGCCAACCGACAGGCACGACGAGCCCTGCCCCGAGACCGCCGAGATCGGATTCACCGCCGACCCGCTGACCGCCCTCATCAACCAGAACGATTCCCCAACCGTGGAGAGCAAACCCCGTGGATGACACCCGAGACAGAATCGAAACCGATGACAGCGAGATCACCGTTGGCGAAGGCTCTCCGCTCACGCTCTCCAGCCTGCAAACGATGATGAATCATCCGGCATTCTCGGAGCACGAACTGACGGCCGTCGTGGCTGATGTCAGCGCCACCGAAGGCAGGGTCGTGGAGATCACGATACCCGACAACGTCACGCCGACCGGGCGATTCGTTCCGGACCAGCCGAAGCCGTTGGAAAACCGGCACGCGAGACGGAAAGCGGCGGCGCAGAACCGGGCGGCCATCAAGCGAATCAAGCGGATGGCGATGGGGGTGCGTGGGAAGAATCCGGCAGCGGTGCCGGTCCCGGTCCCGTCGCCGACCGCGGTGGAGAGCAACGAGCCCAGCCAGACCGACACGACGTCTCCGAATCCGACCAACCTGAAAGAAGTGCCCGCGTGACTGTTGCCCGTACCGCATCCCGGAACAAATCGACCATCCGCGCAGCCGATCTTTTTTGCGGCGCGGGCGGCACCTCAACGGGCCTGGCTCAAGCGTCGGAACGTCTCGGCCGCCGTCTTGATCTGGCCGCGGTCAACCACTGGTCCCGCGCCGTCGAGACCCACGCGAAGAACCACCCGAAGGCCAACCACTTCTGCGAGGACATCAGCACCCTCGACCCGAAGAAGGCGGTCAAGGGCGGAAAGCTGGACATCCTCGTGGCGTCGCCGGCTTGCACCCATCACTCGGTTGCCCGTGGTGGGAAGCCGATGTCGGACCAATCCCGGGCGTCCGCGTGGTGCGTGCTCCGCTGGGCAACCGAACTGCACATCGACCGGATCATCGTTGAGAACGTGCCCGAATTCGAACAGTGGGGACCGATCGGCACCAACGGCCGCCCGCTGAAATCCCGACGTGGCGAGACTTTTCAGGCGTTCGTCAAGTCCCTCGAATCGCTCGGCTACACGGTCGCGTGGCGCGTGCTCAACGCGGCCGACTACGGCGGGGCAACCACCCGGCGCCGGATCTTCGTCCAGGCGGTCCGCGGCCGCCGGAAGATCCAATGGCCGGAACCAACCCACTCCGCGACGCCGGGTCAACTCGGGCTGTTCCGCGAACCGCTGCCCAAGTGGAGGGCGGCGCGAGAGGTGATCGATTGGGGGATCAGGGGGCGGAGCATCTTCGGGCGGAAGCGTCCGCTGAGCGAGAACACGCTGAAGCGGATCGAGGCGGGGTTGAGAAAGTTCGGCGGGGCGAATGCGGAACCGTTCCTGTTGCTGTTGAGGGGGACGGACCCGAGTCAGGTGAAGGGGTCGGCGCGGTCTGTCGATGATCCCGTTCCGACGGTGACCACGAGCGGCGGGCACGTCGGAGTGTGTGAGCCGTTCGTGGTCCCGCAGTTCGGCAGCAACGGCCCGCGATCGGTGGACCGGCCGCTCGGCACCATCACGACCACGAGCCGCGGGATCGGTGTCTGTGAGCCGTACATCACGAGTTACTACGGAAACAGCACGGATGCCGAATCGGTGGAGAAGCCGATTCCGACGGTAACCACCCACGACCGATTCGGCCTCGTGGAACCGTTTCTCGTGTCCGCCGGCGGCCCCAAGGTTGGCGCTCAGCCAGTTGACGGTCCGATGAACACGGTCCTGACCAGGGACCACATGGCGTTGGTCGAACCGGTCAGCCCGTACCTGATACACACGACCCATCACGGCGGGGATCGAGTCTCGGACGTCAATCAACCACTCCCGACGGTGACGACGGCCAAGCGCGGCGAGATGGCGCTGATCCAGCCGTTCGTTCTCCCACCCGAAGGAATCCACCGGGGCAACGCGCCGCGGTCCGTCGATACCCCGCTCCAGACGATCACTGCCGGACGCGGCGGCGGTTGCGTTGTCGAGCCGTTCATTCTCCCGTACCGCCAGTTCGACGGCATGCAGGTGGACGCGATCAGCGACCCAATGCGGACCATCACAGCCAAGAACGGCGGATGTAACGCACTCGTGTTTCCTGACGGATCGCTCGGGATGCTCGACATCCTGTTCCGCATGCTCGAGCCCCACGAGTTGATGGCGGCGATGGGATTCCCGCTGGACTACATTCTGACCGGGAACCGGGAGGAGCGGGTGAAGCAGATCGGGAACGCGGTTGAGGTGAACTTGGCGAGAGAGTTGATGTACGCGTCACTGCATGAGGGGAACTGAAAGATCATGGCCGCACCGACCGCAACCACCGAAGCCTTCCCGCTTTCCTTGCCCGTGGGACGCCCGCGAACTCCGTCCTATCGGATCGCCCGCTCCAAGTTCGACTGCTCGTTCACCAGGGCGCGTGACGAACTGTTCCGCGAGTTGAAGCTGATGGCTCCTCCGTCGTGCTCTCCACCAACATCGCGTTGCGGCGGGACGGCCTGCCGCTCGCCAACCAGCGCCAGCCGGAAGACTGCGGGGTCGCGGTGTACTTCTCCCGTGGGAAGCGGCAGTTGTGTTTCGCGTGCGATCGGTGGGTGAAGGTTGAGGACAACATCTGGGCGGTCTGCAAGACGGTGGACGCACTGCGGGGGATTGAGCGGTGGGGGACCGGGGACATGGTGGAGGCGGCGTTTAGCGGGTTCCAAGCGATCGCAGCGCCGCCGGCACCGGTGGGCAAGCCGTGGTGGGAAGTGTTCGGGATCAACGAGCACGCGACGAATGGGTATGTGCATCAGCGGTACCGGGAACTCGCGATGGTGTACCACCCGGACCGGGGCGGAGACGGCGAGACGATGGCGAAGATCAACGCGGCGTACGAGTCGTTCAAGAAGGAGCGGGATCTGTCATGAGCGACCGAATCAAACGACGCCAACATCTGCTGGTCGGCCTTGGGCTGGCGATTGCCGCCGGACTTCTGGAGGTGTTCCTCTACTGGATCGGGTGGTTCAACTGAGAGCAGTACCCGCATCACGGCTCGTTGCCGCGACGGCTGACCGGGGGCCGATCCCTCCCCGGCTGATTGTCGGACTGCGAGGGAAGAACACCGGTGAAACGGTGGTGCAGGTCCAGGGTGAAGCGAGGTCCATGCAATCGACCGACGACGAACCCCGACAGTCGGCCCGCGGGTGCCGGCTGTTACTTCCCACGATGCAGATGATGGCGGAAGCAAAACCAACGAGAGACCCCAACCTATGCAGATCGAAACCGGCTGGATTCAAACGCGATCCGGGAAGAAATTCTACCCGCTCGCCCCGCGTCCCGGGTCCGTGGACATCAACGATATCGCCCATGCGCTGGCGAACCTCTGTCGGTTCACCGGGCACTGCGACTTTTACTCCGTGGCTCAGCACAGCGTTCACGTTGCGAAACTGGTGTCCCCGCCTGCCCGCCTCCTGGCCCTGCTCCACGATGCGGCCGAAGCCTACATGGGGGATATCGCCCGGCCGTGGAAGCGGATGCTCTACGTGGAGGACGGAGTCGGGCAGGCCATCCACGAGTCGATCAAGCTCCGAGAGAAGCGACTGCTCGACGTGATCCTGTCGGCGCTCGGAGTGGAGCAGCGGGCCGAGTGGTGGGACGAGATCGAGCAGGCCGACATGACGATGTTGGTGACCGAGGCCCGCGACCTGATGGCACCGGTTCACCCTGACTGGTACCACACGGAGACGAACGGGTTCAAGGCAATGCTGGAGAAGGTTGAGCCGATGTCGCCGGATCTGGCGCGGCACGTGTTTTTGTGTGAGTGGAAGAAACTGAACCAAACGAGGGGCCAATGACACGCTCACAAGAACTTGCCAACCCGAACAGCTGCTTCAACAAAGCGGCCGATGACGAGTTGATGTTCGTCCTGCTGGAACGCGATCCGTGCGCCCCAGCCGCAATCCGGGCGTGGGTGGCGGCGCGACTGGAACGCGGCATCGACGGCGTGGACTCCAAGAAGATCGTCACGGCGCTGGCGATGGCGGATGAGATGGAGAATCCGGCGGCGGTGTGTGACTGCGGATACCCGAGAACGATGTACCGGAACGGCAGCGGTCACGATGAGAAATGTCCGGTCCATCTCCGCTACCTGAAACGGAGGAAGTCGCAGTGAACGAGCAACCGGCCCCGATCCCGAACGAATGGCCTGCCGTCTGGGATCTCGTCATCGCTGACATGCAGGCACGCGACTCCGTCGGCCGACAGCGGTACGGGACTCGCCTCCAGCCGCACAACGGCCGCGATGCCCTGCGGGACGCGTACGAGGAGGTGCTCGACTTGGCGGTGTATCTGCGGCAGGAGATCGAAGAGCGAAAGGCGGCGCAGGCCGTACCGACAAAGAACGTTTCATCGTCGGTCGGGACGGTCACCCAGACGTGTCCACTGTGCGAGAAATGCGGCAACTACCGTCAAGGGTTCTGCGAATACTGCAAGCCGAAACCGGTTGAGCAGAGCGCCGCCGCGGTCACCATCTCGGAGCCCTGCTCCTGATGCGCACCGCCGGCAAGTCCGCCTCACACACCGTCTCCGCTCTCCTCCCCTACTTCGGTGGGAAGCGGACCACCGCGCCTGCGATAGTCGCGCACCTCGATGGGGTTGATGCCGACGGCCGGGTGCGGCCTCATCACTCGTTCTGGGATGTGTTCTGCGGGAGTCTGGCACCGTTGCTGGCCAAGCCCAAGTCGCGGGTGGAGGTGGTCAGCGATCTCCACAGCGACGTTACCAACCTCGCGACAGTGCTGGCCGATCGCCGCGACGGGCCGGCAGTGATCCGGTATCTGCGCCGGGTCAGGTTCGCCGAGCGGACATTCAGCGACGCGGTGTATTGCGTCAGGCAACCGGTGAGTGACGCATTCGCCGCGGGTCTGGCGACCGACCCGAATCGAGCCGCGCAGTTCTTTGTGTTCTCGTGGATGGGGGCGAACGGGTTTGCCGGGACCGTGGATGCGACGAAATCCCCCCGGTTCTGTGTGCGGTTCACATCGACGGGTGGGGACGGAGCTCGCCGGTGGCAATCAGCCGTGGCGAGCCTCCCGCAGTTCAGGGATCGGATGGCAGGGGTGACGGTGCTGACCCGGGATGCGTTCGAGTTGATCCCGAAGATCGAGGACGTTGAGGGGGTCACTGTGTATTGCGACCCGCCCTATTTTTCGAAGACCGTCCAGTACGTCCACGACTTCACTGA